CCTACCTAGCAGAACAAGAGAACGGCGGGCCTAAGTCCGCGAAACGGGCCCCTGCCTCTCAACCACATAGATGTCGGATCATTAAACAAGACGGCTTGAGATGTCTACTCTGGAGTAGCGGGCGTCCGAAAGATGACGGCTTGTGTCGGATCCACCTTCGTACCAATAGACGGCCTGGAGCAGATGTCGAACGGGCACGCCAGAAGTTGTTGCAATCTGCACCTTACGCAGTTGATGTCCTTGAGGAACTAATGGAGTCTGCCCAATCAGAACCCGTCAGACTAAAAGCATCGACGGAGATCCTTGACCGAGCTGGAGTCCGAGGCGGCGTGGAGTTAGATGTCGGCGTGGATGTAACGGTCCGTAGTCCACATGAGGTTATTAAAGAACGGCTTGCCCGATTGGCCGCTGGTGCACAGCACATGATTGAACTAGAGATGGATAAAGACGGTGCCTATATAGCACCAGTTGAGAAAAAGGATGAAGCGGCAAGCCCAGAAGAAACCTACTCATGAGTATAAACAACTTAGAAGAACTAGCGGCTCGCCTGGCAAAGCGGCTTGAGGAGGACATAGTTCTGTGCTCAACTCGTGCTGAACACATACGGGTAACGGCTCGAGCTAACGAAGCTGTCGAACTTCTAAACAATATCAAGATGTTGACAAGCGGCTTGGCCATTGAGAGCAAAAAGTAAAAAGCGGCATGGGGTATAGGAGGTGCCAATGTGGACATGGAACGGATAGTGACGGTGTGCTACTTCTGTAAGGAGTCGTACGAGAGTGCAGAGTTAGACGGTGCTCATAGATGTAAAACGCAAACGGAAGAGGATCTCTAAGCGTCAGGGATTCAACGGATTCGTACAGCCTTAATTCTAACTGTGTATAGATGCTACGGTCTGGAGATCTGCGGCTGTAGAAACTAAAGTTGTTCGTAGTGTGCAAATGCGGGTTCTTCCTGGAGCTCCACGCTCAGAAAATTAAATAGAAGCCGCACATCAAGAAATTGTTCTCATCTTTCTAGCTCGGCGGAGCTCTGGATAGCAAAAAGTAAAAAAGCGGCCTGGTACAGCAGCTGTGAGGACAATCTACAGAAGTTGTTTACATCTCTACCTGGTTAGCTCAACGGGCTCGACGGCTTGACAGTACTGGTAGGGTAGCTTTTGGCAGCACTGCCAAAAGTTAAAAACAGAAAATTGTTTAGATGTTATTTAATCGGCAAGCGGCTTGGTACAGCGGTTGTTGACAAACGGCTTGAGCCATTGCTACCATAACGGCATGCCTATGGAACCCGTCTTCAATCCGAACGATGCATTAGTGCCGTCTGCCCGTAACTGGTCCTGGCAAGATAAAGCGCTGTGCAAAAGTAACGGCGTGGACGCGACGGTGTTCTTTAATGATGACATGCTTCGCGGTGTTGAGAAGCAGGCACGGGAGAGTGCCGCTAAAAAAATATGTACGGCATGCCCTATCAAGACGGAGTGCTTAGAGCACGCATTAGCGGTGCCCGAGAACTTCGGTGTGTGGGGTGGCTTGACAGAAGACGAACGGATGGTTATTGTTAAGTTTAAGAGATCAATTGACAGAGCAGAGAAAGCGGGAATGAAAGCGGATGCTACTTCTTGGGTACATAGCGTACAAAGTGAATCAGATACAGAAACAACTATTACTCCCGTCGGAGTCGGATCAGAGAACCGCTGACACATTAAATCGCTGGCTAAACAATCTTGTAGACAAAATAGATCCTGATAGATGTTGCACCCATGATGGTCATGAGAACTATTGTGTCTGCTGTATGAATGAACACGAGAAATGCCGTATCCAAGATTAATTTGACAAACGCTTGATCATGTGATTATAATATTTCTATGACAAACCAATATAAAGCAGTAAACTCGAAAACCCTGAAAAGGCTGATCGATACCGCAAAAATGCTCAACTTCAATCAGTATCCCGAGAAGTCGCACAACTTCAGTACTAATGGCATCCATGTTTTAGAAATGGTTGTCCAAGACCACAAAGGTCATACGAACAAAGACATCATTCATCACAGAGCGTCTGTGCTGGCTAGTGTTGGTGGAAGTTCTGAACCAATGGAATTCTTACTTGACATTAGAGATGAAGACTGGAATAATCTAGTTGATGCCAAAGCAATGGCAGATAGCGCAAGGGAACTAAATGTCTAAGGAAGTAAGGGTGGCTAATTTACCTAACTGCGATTTTTGCGGACAGGTTGCAAATTATGATGGACAGACAATACTTGGCTCAGCGTGGGCAAATATGTGTCAGTCTTGTTTTGAAAGTCTTGGCAAGGGGCTGGGATTAGGACTAGGACAAAGATTGGTATTAAGCAAATGACAAAAAATAAAATTATACTTATAGTAGTTGCGATATCAGCAACTCTACTTCCAACTCAAACTGCGAGTGCAGTTGGAGAAAAAACTTTAGTAATTATTGACTCAGGCATAAATACAGATTTGGCTTGGGCTAAAAGTGCGGTCATAGATGAGGCATGCTTCGTTGAGTTTAATAGATGTCCAAATGGCTTCTCACAAATGATTGGTGCTGGTGCATCAAAGATTACTCCTGCTATGACAACTGCTGGTTCATTTAGTCATGGAACTCAAATGGCTTCAGTTGCGGTTGCGGTTGATCCAAATGTAAAAATTGTTTCTATCCGAGTTGCTGGTATGACTGCTAAGGGCGTTCCTAATCCTTACACAGCCAAAGCAATTTCTTGGGCGTTAGATTATGTGGAAGCAAATAAGGCACGACTAAATGTTGGTGCGGTTTCTATTTCGCTAGGTAACTCTTACAAATCAACTGAGTGTCCGATAGTTGGAAACCTACAAACACAAATTACTAACTTAATGGCTTCAGGAATACCTGTTGCTATTGCGGTTGGTAATGGTGGCTCTACCAAGATTGACTACCCTGCTTGTATCCCACAAGCGATTGCGGTGGGCGCAACTGAGGATAGGTATGCCATGAAAGAGGTGTCAGGTTGGGTGTATCCAATTATGGCTATTTCTAACTACAACTCTGATGTTGATTATTTTGTAAATGGTAAATACACAACATCTGATCTTTCAGATAATAAAAAGGTTTCTTTTGGAACTTCTAACTCAACTGTGGCTTTTGCTACTTACCTAACTAAAAGATTATCTGCGGGTGAAAACCTAACTGCGGTTTTGGCTAGCGTTAATGCTTCTCTAGTCAATGCTTACAAAACTACGACACTCTTTTATCCTAAGCAGTTTAACTTGACAAACAGTTAAAAACTGTTAAGATAAAGATAACTAGAAAGGGGTAGCCAAATGGCTAAGTATCAAATGCTGATTTCTTTCGAGACAGATAAAGAACTTTCATCTGACGAGCAAGATAATTTAATAGGGCATGTAGCACCACAAATTGAAGAACCTATTACAAGTGAGGGAGATGATGAGGAATACTCAACATCAAACTTACAAATCTCACTAGAGGAGATTAAGTAATGGGTCAAACAGTAATTTGTGAATGCGGTTATCGATTATCTACAAAGGCTAGAACTTGCTTTAATTGTGATCAAATGTTTAATGAGGAGTTAGAAGCCTATATTGAAGCAATTGAAATTAGAGGAGATTAAGTAATGAGTCAAGCAATTTGGCAACATACCATTACACAAGACATGGTCGCTAAGTTAGATGACAATCAACTAAGCCTATTTATAGATTCTTTAGAGAACTCTATAGATGAAATATATTCAAACTTTGATGTAGTTTCTACGACAGAAAAGGGGCAATAATAAAATGGGTCAATATCATGTTCTAGTAAACCTAGACAAAAAAGAAGTTGTAACACCACACGGGCTCGGCATGGGATTAAAGCAATGGGAACATATCGGGGGAACTGCTTCACTAGCAGATGCTCAGTATATTTTAACCATGACTTCTCCAAACCGAGGCGGGGGAGATTTACCCGAAACAGGCATCTCAGGTCGCTGGGCTGGCGACAGGGTTGTAGTGCTTGGTGATTACACAACGGATGCGGATCTACCTAATATCCCTAATGCTGGCTCGCTCTGGGGCGAAACGGATAAGTGGGTAGATATAACGGACTTTGTTGCTACCGCCTTTGAAGCGGTATTCAATATAAAAATAACTGGCGAGGGTTGGAAAACTAGAGCAACTGTGTAATACTCTCAACTTACTTAGGCGTGTCTTTTAAGCCCGTATAGAAATGCGGCAAAGGCACGCCTTTTGTATTTTCAAAAAGACCCCCCATTCTTCCTAGACAAAAAAAATGTAAAATGCATCTATAAAAGTTGTTCATACACTACTCCGCAAGTTGGAAGACTCCTTAGCAAAAAGTAAAAAACAGGCTCAGCGGGCAAGCAAAAAGTAAAAAATTGCCGCTGCTAATTTAACTGAGCAGATGCCGAAGTTATTGTGATGTGGTGCTATTCCAGCGTTTGTCATCTGAACGAGTGGCAAGGGTGTTTGACAAAAAGATGCGGTTCTTATATGATGTCGTTTCGCACCGCTTATATGAGCGATTTGTGAGGGTGGGTTAGTCCGCTACTTGCGAACACGGACTACAAAATAATAAGGGGGAAATATGAAAGACGATATACAAGAACGCTGGAACGAAGGATATTACTCTGCTCTAAATGGGGCAAAGATTATTCGTTTTCTTGGCACTGTTCCTGAAGAGTTTGGTGGAACTGGTTTTCCACAGTTTCTAGTAAAACTCTCAACAGGGGAAATTATAGAGATGGAAGTTTCTAAAGACCCTGAAGGTAATGATGGCGGATTTTTATTTGGACTTCCTGATTTTACTTTACCTGAGTTTCGTGAAAATTTATTAGGGAGGAAAAATGCCTAACTGGGTATATAACTATTTAACAGTAGAAGGTTCTAAAGAAGACATAGCAAAATTAAAAGCGCAGGTTGGCGCAACTGTCAAAACAAAATATAAAAGCGCAGATGAGATAAATGAAGAAGTAGATAGAGAACCTATCTTTTCTTTTATGAACATACTTCCACCACCAGAAGATAAGTTAGATGAGTATCACGCTGTTCATGGATACGCCAATGGAGAAAAAACAGGCGATACTGAATACAACTGGTATAACTTTAATGTTCGTGAGTGGGGAACTAAGTGGGATGCTCGTGATGTAGAACTTACAGAAGAACATGAAACATGTCTTCGCTATAAGTTTGATACTGCTTGGTCGCCACCAACTCCAGTAATAGAAAAACTGGCACAACAAAATCCTAATCTAAACATTAACTTGGAATATCGTGAAGAACAGGGTTGGGGTGGAGAGATTGTTTTTAATGGTTCTACTGCTGAAGTTATTAAAGAGTGGGACATACCAGAAACTCATGCCGAAGAAATAGAAGCCAATTATGGCGATTGCTGGAGATGTGAAAACTTTGATGGCGATTTTAGCGACCTTTATCAAGATTGTCCTGAAAATCTAAAGCCAATAGAAATCCACGCCAAACAAGAACTGGTATTGACAAAAGAAAAATAATTTGATAAAGTTCTATCAAGCCTAAAGAAAAGGGGAAATAAAATGGGTGACCGCATGGTAGTTGGGTTTCAGGCAAAATCTGCCGACCCAATAATTTATATCTACTCCCAATGGGGTGGAGAAGCACAAAAAGAAATCCTAGTAAATGCTTTACAAAAATCAGAAAGTCGTTGGACAGATGCCGACTACGCAACTCGTATTTGTATTTCACAAATTGTTGGTGATAGTTGGAACGATACTTTGGGACATGGCATCTCAGTAAATACTTTCTGCTCACCTGACTACGACACAATTCAGGTAGTTGAGTGGCATAAAGGAAAAGTATCTATTCGGGAAACAAGTAATCCTGAAAATGTTCTAGGGGAAATAAACCTAGAAACTTTCTGCCAAGACGAAACGCTGGTAAAAGAGCAATTTGACAAAATAGTCAAAGGTATGCAATAATAACTACACCTAGCAAGAAACCTTAACCTAGAAAGGAAAAGAAATGCTGGATAAAGAAAAGAAAGTTCAGGGAGTTGCGGTGTATGCCGAGTTCCGAAAGCCGGGACAAGTCATGCAGATACTTGTAACACCTGACGCATATAACACTTCGGGAAGCCTAGTTCCAATGTCTTTCCACCGCAGAATAGTTACACCTGCGACACCTAAGAAACAATGGAGAACTACTTCCATTAACTCTAAAGAAGTAAAAGATTTGATTGATAATAGTCAAGTCTTACCTGATAGTGCTAAAGATGATTTTACGGAAAATCGTATGCGCTATACAACTTCCTATTTTGACAACCTTATTTCTCATGGTTGGACTATGGAGAAAACTCCTATCCTTACTGAAATCTCTCGTCATGACGCAGATGATATTGGTAAGAGCAAAACACCTAACAAGGTTATTTATCGTATTCATATTTCTAGGAAAGCACTCGCCTTTCCTGAATTGGTATAAGGGGAAAGGGGATAAACTATGACTACTCTAAAAGAGAAATACAAAGAACTAAGTCCTAATCTTTCACCGACTTATTGGGAAATGATTATAGATGTAGCAACGCAAGGAGTAAATGAAAATGCGTCAAAGCAATTATCTACCAATGTGCTTCCGCAAGGACGCTATGTTGAGAGAGCGATTGGCTCTGACAGAAAAGCACGCAAAACAAAGGCAGACGCTCTCGTGAGTGTTGAGGCTTTGGGTGGCGAAAGTATTTACTTGCGTCCTAATGGTTCTGCCTACCATGCTCGTATATGGGGTCAAAACAAAGATGTAGAAGTTTTACGCAAAGCAAGAGAAGCAACAAAGCAATCAGTTCTAACTGGTGTTGGACAACCAATGTTCGCCATGCTTTATGGAGTTCCCGGAACAGGTAAAACTGCGCTGGTTGAGGCTTCTTTTGGCGAAGGTGTTCGCACACTACTTGGAAATGGTGATGTAGAAGTTGCCGACCTAATTGGTTCTTATGTCCAAACTCCAAGTGGAAACTTTGAGTGGGTTGATGGCGACCTAGTTAAGTCAGCAGAAAATGGGGAAGTTTATTTCATAGATGAGATTGGTCTGATTGACCCTAAGGTTCTTTCAGTTATTTACAATCTTATGGACGGAAAAAGAGAGATAACAATTACTGCTAATCCTGAAAGAGGAACAGTAAAATCTCACCCTGATTTTTATGTAGTTGCCGCAACTAATCCAAAGGCTCCGGGTGTAAGACTTAGCGAAGCATTACTATCTCGCTTTGTTGTCCAAGCAGAAATGACAACTGATTGGAACTTGGCTCGCAGTTTAGGAGTGCCAACACAAATGGTAACTTGCGCACAAAACTTGTATCGCAAAGTTCTGAATAAAGAAAGAATAAGTTGGTCGCCACAAATGCGAGAACTTCTCGCCTTTCGTGATATAGCAACAACTTTCGGAACTGAGTTTGCTATTGCCAACATGATTGCGTCAGCCCCAACTGACGATAGGGCAGTAGTCGCAGATGTTCTAACCCGAGCGTATGGGGTAGAAGCAAAGCCTGCCAAAATCTAATTTATTAGATTGGCTGGGTAGGGTCGAGAGCGTGTTTCTCTAGGTGAAACTCGCTCTCCCCTATTAACTTGACAATAAATACCTAGTATGCAATAATTAGATTAACAAAGGGGGTAGTAAAAATGGCTCATATAAAAATGAGTGAAACTCGTGCCGAAGCCACACCTAAAGAGTGGTTAGGGATTGGTAGAGATGTTGGGCAGTTAGCAAACAAATGGTCGCTTCGTGAGGACTTGGTTGCTTATGTTGGTCCGGGTGCTGGTGGCTCTGCGCCTGCGTGTTACAACCCAATGACAGCAGAAGTAGAAGTAAATGTTGATGTCGCTTTCGGAAAAGGAGTTACTCCACTAGAGATTGGTGATATTTCTAATCGCTCTACTCAGTATGAGTTTCCTAAAGCAACTGGCGCAATTATTCATGAAGCCTTTCATGCTCGCTTCTCAGGTTGGTCTATGCCTAAAGCGTATGAGGAATTAGAAAAAGATGAATACAAAGCCTTAATTTTATTAGAGGAAAGTCGTATTGAGTATCAGGGTGTTGTTGCTAATCCAAAGGCTCGTGCCTTCCTTCGCTCTTGCGCTATGGAAATTGTTATTGGTGATACAAAAGATATGGAAAATGAAACACAAACGCAATCGCTAACTAATCTTGTTGGACTTGTTCATGCTCGTATTGACGCTGGTATCTTAGATGAACATGAAGTAAAAGATGTAACTACAATTATTGAGAAGCAACTTGGTCTTGATGTTATTTCTAAATTAAGAGAAGTAGTTCGTAAAGCACAACTTCATGATAACCACAGGGACGCAACAGAACTTTATCCACTAGCAAAAGAGTGGGCAAAGATTGTTCGTGATACTGCTAAAGAGCGTGGAGATGAAAACGCTGGTGAAGGTATGAAAATGCCTAAAGAACTTCTTAAAGCAATCATGGGCGCACTTGGAGAAGCAAGTGGTTCAGTAGAACTAAATAACTTTGGCGAACTTGCCGAGCAAGAACAATCTGAGGATTGGAAAGAGGAAGTTAAGGCTAAGGCTTCTGACGCTAATGAGCAGAAAGAAAATGAAGTGGTGGCTCAGAAAGTATTCAGTAAGAGTTCAGGTCCGGGTCAATCAGATACTAACAGCACTTTAATTGAGAGTAGAGAACCTACCTTTGAGGAATTGCGTGCTTCTTTAATTATTGGTGAAGCGTTAGAAAAAGCCAAGTATCGTGAGAGAGATGAATTACAAGTTTCTAGTTCCGTTCCACCCGGACGACTTCGCTCTCGTGCTATTGTCCAAAATACTGCTTATCGTGCTAGAGGACAAATGGCACAAGCAAAACCTTTCCGTAGAACAGTTCGCAAACACACAGACGAACCAACTCTTAATGTTGGTGTAATGGTTGATATTTCAGGTTCTATGGGAAGTGCTATGAACCCAATGGCTACAACTGCGTGGGTAATGAGTGAAGCAGTAAATCGTATTCAGGGAAACTGCGCTATGGTTTATTACGGAAATGATGTATTCCCAACTTTATCTGCTGGACAAAGATTAAGTAAAGTAAATGTTTATTCTGCTTCGGACGGAACTGAAAAGTTTCAGAAAGCCTTCCAAGCACTAGACGGCTCACTAAACTTACTTCACGGAACTGGCGCAAGACTTCTAGTAATTGTTTCTGACGGCGAATACACTCCTGAGGAAAACAAAAGAGCAAGAGAAGTTATGGAAAAATGTAAAGCGTCAGGCGTTGCGGTTTTATGGTTGCCCTTTGATGAAGGCAGAAGTGCGAAAGATATTGGTGGAGATTACGCCGAGATTGTTCTAAATATAAATCAACCTGCTGAAACTGCCGAAGTTATTGGCAGGTCAGCGCAAGCAGTTATGACAAGAATTGGTGAGCGTGAAAGTGCTTAACCAAAAAGAACGAGTGGAACTCCTTCCACCCCTTTGGGGTTTCACTCTGCTAGTTATTTGCGGCAGCGGCGAAAGCAAAAAGTAAAAAATATGGAAAGAGATGAAAGCAAGTTTGTTATTAAATACGCATCTCACATGTTGCCTTCGGCTGGACTTAAAACTTATGGCATCACAAGATTTGATGCTTGTTTCTATGCTGGTGAAGGTCATATAGCCACAGTTTTATATGAAGGCTTTGCCGTTGATATTTATTGCGACGGAGATACAAAAATATATAACCGAAGCACAGATCAGTATTACACGGGCGGTGCGGATTTAATATTAGGCGGCTTTGATACGGACACTAAGTTTCATAAAGCAACTGAGGACGAGAGCCTAGTTATGGATATGAACTCTTGGTTTGACCTTTACTGCTACGGAGAACACTTTGATATGCCAAGTCACATGTTGAACGAGGCTATTGATATGGCAAAAGAGTATGTCTATGCGGAGTATTTCAATGCGGAGACACTTCTTGGCATGCCTGACATGCTTGACAAATAAAGACTATTATGAAATAATATATTTAAAGCGAAAGGGGAAAAAGTAAAAAATGCATACATGTCAGATTATGTTAGTAGAGGCTGATAGCGCAGAGGAGGCTCTGAGTTATGTAAGAGGCACGATTACCCATGCGGAAACTCCTTACCCTGCTTGGTCTGATTGGCACGGAGGTTTAGGTGAGGGTTTGGCTGGACGCTGGTCTGGATTGTTTCTAGGCTGGGAAGAGAACCGAGATGTTCTTTGCTACGCCGAGAATAAAGTTTTAGCAGATGACATTATTAAAGAGTTTGTTTCTTACCGAATAACTGAAGCCAAAAACCTTTGGGACGAAATGAAAAAAGGAATTGGGTTTGATGTAGAGAAATCAATATCTGAATATAATCCTTACGAACAAAGATTTGACGATAGTGGTATGAATATGTGGCGACTACAAAGAATTTCCAAGATACTAAATAATGATTGGTGTTCTGATACTGGCGTATATGACTTACAAGAGCATACGGCTAACTTGCAATACTTTAAGGATAGGCTTGACAAAAATCCTGAAAAGCAATATCTTGTTCCAGTAGACTTTCACTTTTAAGATAAGGGGTAATGATGACAAGTAATACAACAGTTTTAATGCGGACACCAACATGTTTAATGTGTAGTGCTGGTGGGTTTGTAGAAGTTTTTTCTGAAGGATATATGAAATACAAAAGAGGTGCGGCAATACAAGAGGCTTTTCCTGAACTAGACAAATCTTTAAGAGAACAAATTATTTCGGGAACTCACCCAAAGTGCTGGGAGAGTATGACAGCCGGATTGGAGAACGAGTAATGATAACTTGCCAAAGTTGCGGTTGGGAGATTACAACTGATTTTGATTTGTGGATAGACAGTATGGGCGGTGCGGTTTGCTTCTGGGACAAAGGAGTAGAAAAACCACACTACCCACGAGTATTGGTTTCAGCGTAAAAGCAAAAAGTAAAAATCAGGTGGTTGTTGCTGCTTGACTTTTTATTTTAAACTGATATTATTAGATCAACAGTAAGAAAAGGGGAAAAATGGAAAAGCAAAAAGCAGTAATCATTTCAACAGAAGGACACAAGTCCGTCGTTGAGTTTGAGTTTCAAAAGTCTTATCAACTACTTAGTGATGCCGTAGGTGGCATGATTGAGTGTGTTAGTTTAAAAGATGCGGACTTATGGTGCAATGAAAATGGCATCGCTGAAGGTCTGGAGTTAAACATGATTGCTTCGGCTATCTACTCAGATGCTTTCAATGCGAGTAATCCAATTCTAGGTAATGTAATTATTACTGGAAGCGTTGATGCTGAGGGTGAGACTTTAGGTCTTACTGACGAGCAAGTCGCTTACTGGCTGGGCTATGACAAAAAAGTTATACCTACCGCCTATCTAATGAGTAGCATGTATAGATAATAAACTTCCCACAAAAGAAGATCTGGCTAACGCTGGATCTTCTTTTTTTTTGTAAAAGTTGTTTGGAAGTCTGCGGCCCTGGCGGCTCTAACATAGCAAAAAGTAAAAAAATCACTTGGCTGCCGCTGCCAGGTCCATAAAAATATTTTAGACTTTCCTGACTTTTAGACTTGACTTTCCTAGAACAAGGGCGTATTGTGCGTTATGTAAGTGAGAAACTCTCTCTTACAAAAACGAAAGGAAAAAAGACACAATGACTAATAAAGTCAAAGGTGTTGTAGATACAGTAGTAGCAATTCGCTCTACAACTACAACTATCAAGAACGATACAAAAGTAATCGCTCTTGACGAAACTAATGCTAAAGAACTTCTAGCGAAGTTCGAGGCAAACAAGGCAGACAAGGCAACCTTAGAAGCCCAATACAAAGAACTACAATCCGAAATCTACTCACTTCTTGGATACAAGAAGGTAGGCGATAAATGGATAGGTGTCGCAGAGGAAGGCACTATTGACGGAGTTTCCGTTATCAAAGTAGGAACACAAACTCGCACGAACTTTGATAAAGAAAAGTTTTTACAGGAAAATCCTGAACTTCTACCACTTGTTGAGGCTTTCACTTCACAAAGCACCAACACAATTCTAAAAACAACTCGGTAATAATTAAAAAGAAGCCCCCGCTTAATTGCGGGGGTTTCCCAACAACAAGGGGAAAAATGACTACAAAGACAATAACAATAGGTGAAGCAGTAAAATCTTTTAACTTTCTTGCCACTAACTTTATGGAAACAAATGAGTTAGACAAAGAAGCGTTAGAAATATCTAGTAAAGCATTAAGTAAAAATTTACTACTTCGTGATTACTTTATGGGTATGCCGAAAGACTTTGGACTACCTTTTATGATTTCTCTATGTAAAAAAATGATAAGTGAAGTGGATAGTTCAGAACTTCTTGACCTATACGCAATTTATTCAGCGTTTTTATATGAGAACGAGGAAAGCGAACTTGCTTTAGATAACCTAAATAAAGCGTTAGAGATAGATGATAAACACCCACTAACAAAACTTTTAGTTCGTGTTTATGAAACCGCTTGGGAAGCAAGTGCTTTCTCCGAGATGAGAAGTGCTATCCACAGTAAAGTAATTGCCGACACAAAGAAACACGCAGAAAAAGAAATCTAAAATAAAAGGAGAAGCCCCGCTTGAGTGCGGGGTTTTTCTTTATGCGGTAATAGCAAAAAGTAAAAATTTACCAAGATGCCCAGTGCGACACGACTAAGAACAACTTGCCAAAGTAGGACATGTCTGTTAGTATCTGCTTTATGAAAATAAATAAAACACCAAGATTGATGTCGAGAGGCATAGCCGACCCGGTTAAAGCGTTTGGTCAATGCTTGTGGCAATCAAAACTTTATGCAAAAAAACATAATCAAGGTTTAATTAGAATTACTGGTGCAAATTATGGAAAAAGAGAGCATTGGGCTATCTACACCGATATAGGTCAAGAGGGTAATGAAAGATTTTTATACAGTTATGGATTAAGCGGAGTGATAATTGATTTAACCGCTAGACAATTTGATGAAACTCTTCCCGCAAGATACGAAGATGAAGCCTCTGAATGGATGGATAAGGCTTGTTTATGGTTGGGCGATAACTTAAATTATGAGTTGTATTTAACATTTGATTCTCAAGCAGAGCCAATTAGTTGGGGCTGTTGGGAATTAGACAACGACGGAATTGAATTATCTAGAAAAATGATGGGTCAATGGAATATATAGTTATTAGGTAGTTTGACTTATTGACTAAAGTATGTAATAATACGGATATCAGGGAAAGGGGAAACAAATGAACTCTGAGGTATTAGAACTAAAGTTAAACGAAGAGGAAGCGGGCTTCGTAAATATGGGTTTGGCATTGCTATTAGAAATGCTTGGCTCTGATATAGATGGCTGGAAAAATAAAAAGGATACTTCTATGGATAAATTATTCTTTCTAATGGATACCAAAATTGGAGTTGCTAACCTTTGGCGCAAGGTGCTTATCACCGCTGGGGCTGACCCCGAAACAATTGCTGAACATTTAAGAGAGCAGGAGTAATCATGGCTGGGCACATTACAGTTAGAGAGTTGATTGACAACTTGATGAAGGTAGAGAATTTAGACTCGCCTGTTATCTATCAGTATTATATTGGCGAACACTTTGAGGTTTCGGATAAAGTATTTGCTGAAGTTGCTAACGAGTATGAGTCTGTAATTCCATGTCTAACAAATTCTTACGACATGATTTATCAGACAGTTAAGGAAAGGGTGTAATAACTATGATTAAAGAAGTAGAGTTGGAATACACAGTAGATACTCTTGCTAAGTTGGTAAGAGATAACTACGGAAAGAACGCTGTTGAGTATCTAGTTGGTAGATTAACTAGTGTGATAACTGAGAAACAACTCAAGGCTTTGATTGACTATGAAAAGGGAATAGATGGATAACATACTTCCAAGCCGAACAGTAATGTTTGTTGGTGATTTTTTTACGCTAATGACTACTGTAGTCTTAGATGAGAAACTAAGAAATGAGGGCGAAGTAGATAATGACTTTGCGGTTCGTGTTGCGTCTGTATTCATGAACGAATACTACGGCTTTGATGTAGCGTCAGTTGCTAATAGTATTGGGGTTGTAGATGAAGAAGGGGTAGAAGTATGAGCGAAACAAAACAAAGCATATCAATAAGGTCGCAAACAAAGGCACAATTAACAAGACCTGCTAAAGACGAATACGACAGATTTGGAAAACTTTCTAAGAAAGAAAGGATACTTGAAATGATTAAGTATCACACAGAATTTTTGATTGCGGACAACTTTGACAAGAAGAGAAGCAGGTATCACATAATAAAATTAGAAATCTTAAAAGTGATGTTAGAAGAGGAGATGAAAATAAAAGATGATTAAGACTTCCATAGACTTGTTTGATGAAACCTGTAATGCCGTTTCTAGAGGAGAACTAGACAAACAACTAGTTCCCCTTAAAAAACTTATAGAGGAGCGATTAAGTATCGTGAGGGCAGATGCGGATATAAAGGATTTTGTAGTTGGAGATAGGATTGTTCTAAATAGTAGTTGCGGAACTAAGTCTTTGATAGGAGATGAGGGAACTGTGGTTGCTATTAGGAGAAGTAAAATCACTATTACTTTTGATAAACCTAAAGGTAGGTTCGCTAGAACAAACTCGAAGGGGGAGATTTACTCTGCCAATGCCGTAGTCCCTATATCCATAGTTGATAAGATTTAAGAGCACCTGAGCAAATAAAAAGTAAAAAATCAGGCTAAACTAATTCTCACCTTGGGTAGCGGTTAATCCCCTTTTCCGTCCCGAGTTGAGAGCAGAAAACACCCCTTCTTGCTCCGCCGACCCCCCACCGATCTGGGGGGTTTGGTGTTTAATCCAACAAAATCACCCTTTCGAGAGTAGGGTATTTTTTAACCATGGAGATTGTAGATAAGTATTACCACTCAAATGGTTCTGCCGTTCCCTTTATTGCCGCCCTTGTTGATGATCCCGCTGATGGAGATACAAAAATTGTTATCATGTTTGACGAGAGGGACTTTACTGCTGTTCTTTCGCTAGACTCTCTACTTAGAGATGAAGATATTTCTGCAAGAAACAATGGATATCACGGAGATAAGTATGAAAAACTTAGAGAAGACTTGTGGGACGGGTTTTTAGACTAAGCAAAAAGTAAAAAACAATTGGGGAAAAGACTATGACAACTATTGCAGCGATACAGGGAGAGAACTGGGCTGCCATAGGGTATGACGCAAGACTGACTGAAGACAATAGCAAGATCTATACGCTGCCTAAAGACAATGGAAAAGTAAATAGAAACGGTCCATACTTAATTGGCGCGGCTGGAGATATGCGTGCCATTAACATACTTACACATGTTTTTAAGCCACCTGCCATAAATCCAAACCTTTACGGGGCAAAGTTAGACAAGTTTATCTCCTCAGTCTTTATCCAAGATATGAAACACTGCTTCGAGGAAAACTCTTACAGCAAAGATGGAGAGCATGACTCTCAAGTAATGGTTGCGGTTAATGGAACTATCTACGAAATTGGTGATGACTATTCTTGGGCACATGATGAAACAGGCGTATATGCCATAGGTTCTGGTGGTGGATACGCAATGGGAGCAATGCTGGCAAGCCTAGACAGCAAAAAGAAAACCTTAGGCACAGCCAAGAATGTTATTAGACAAGCAATAACTATCGCTGCCAAGTTAGATCCAAGCACAGGGCTGCCGATCAATATTGCGGTACAGCACTTCGGATCTTAAAAAGTTGTTTCGATCTGACTCAACTGACACCTGAAGATATATTTTTTTACTTTTTGCTAGGAAGAAACACCAGAGCAACATACTTGCCAACAACTTATTAACATGATAGTATCTGTATTGAAAGAGGGGGAAATAAAATGGCGAACTTCGACCTAGTAAAAGAAAGAGTTGGCGATGCTAAGGCTATCGCTTGGGATAGTTGCCACAAGATTTACTTGCTAATGGACGATGAGCAGGTAGAAACAATGCGTGGCTACGAGTATGACCCACTAATTAGAAGCACATATTGCACACCTGAAGAAATGCTAACAACCTTGCAAAACTGGTATTCAAATTCTTGCGGGCTTAGATTTATTCAAGCGGTTACTACTAACCACATAGATCCAAACGCTGGCTTCGAAATCCTAATAGGACAGGGTGAACATGAAGAATACGAGGGGAACTAATGATAAATCTACTAACAATAAAGTGCGTAGAGTGCTCACAAACAATGACTCGTGAGGAATACGCCTACGGACACGACTGCGAATCTGCCTAACATAAAATCAAACTAACTCCTTGCCTTACGGCAGGGAGTTTTTTTATTGTAAAAACCTTTACATTTTTTTCGTCTAGGCGGTATGCAGATCCAAAAGTTGTTTGTAAATCTGGACTGACAACAGCATGGTCATAGCAAAAAGTAAAAAAATACAGCAGCCTGGCTATTTGCCGCTGCGTAAGTTGTTTGTAGATTTCAAAGCGGGCTCAAAGTGAGCGTAGGAAGTCAGCGCTTTTTCTGAAGGTCAACTATGGAAATTGTTGCCTTCTTGACAAAAAGTCAGGAAGGTGCTAATCTTACGAAACAAGGTAGGAGAAAGGGGGACTCAATGAGAGGCTTACCTGATAGTGCGATAGTAGGAACTTATGGTCGTATTAAACACATGAGGCACAAAAGACGCCGTAGTGCTAAGGAGTATCAAGCAACTGCTGATTTCTTAAACAATATAATAAACAAGGCAATACAAAAACAATTAGATAAAAAAAGTAATTTGACAAAAGTCTAATTATTTACTAAAATACAAAAAGAAAGGGGGGAACTAAATGTTTTCTTTACAAGATGAAGCAATAGAACTATTAGAAACAAAAATAGCACCACGCTCTTATACGATTGACTATCCAAAAGAGTTATGGTCAGAGGTTCTTCCCGGCTTATGGCAGGGTGGAACTGATGATGATGACATACACGACCAACTAGCAACTCCAGCAATTACTAAGAAGGATTTTGATTTGGTAATTACGGCATACGCTTGGGCTAATCCTGTTGATTGGTTTGTCAAAGAAATCCGTTTCGGATTTTATGACAGCGACATGGCAGACTTTGACCCAAATGACCTACAAGGAATTGTTCGCATGGCACATGAGGATTGGAAGCGTGGTCAGCGTGTCTTAATTCGTTGCCAAGCAGGTATGAACCGCTCAGGTTTAATCATGGCTCTAGTTCTTATTCGTGAAGGTTATACGGCAGATGAAGCCATTAACTTGATTAGAACCAAGAGAAGCAAGCACGCCCTATTTAATGGTCGCTTTGAGAAGTGGCTTAAAGAGGCAAGCGTTGAGGCTTGGAGAAACTAATAGGCGACACGCCGAAAGTCAGGAAGGTTGATTTTGTCAGGAAAGTCTGTATAATTATCTTATTGGCAAATTGTCAATAGGACTAAGGGGACCTAAATGAAAACGAAGGCAAAGTATATTAGACGCAGAGTGGTAGTAGCACTTGTGGTAGTTGGTCTTATTGTTTGGGCTAACAACGCAACTACACCTGATATGTGTAAAGTGCCGACAGAGCAGATGAACCAATTCTGCCTAGATTTGCTCTATCCGTGAATATAGAGCCAAAGAAATTTCAACCGGGTGTAGCGGCACAAAGTTTTGCAAGGGTAGAACTAATCAAGCGCCACCGTGCTGAATATGATGAAATATACCGAGCAAAAATGATTGAGTTAGGTGGCACTCCAAAGCCGACTACTCAAGAAAAGATAGAACTGTTAAAACAAGAAATAGAAAAATTGCAGTCAGAAATGAAGGCAAACTAATGTCTGATACGCATAATCACCTTGAAAAACTAACTGAGAAATGGAACGAAGTTCCTAACTGGACAGTTCTTGAGTCTTGGAAAGGGAAAGGGAAAGAAAGTAATAAGTTCTATTTTAAGATTTATGAAGATAGAACAGGAGAGCATGCACCGTTCTATTGCTTAGAGGAAAACAAAGAAAGTAGGACTTTTATCTACTGCGCCACGAGGAAAAAAGACAGAGAAGGGTATATCTTTCACCTAGAGGAAATAGATATAGCCCCACAACTAGTAGGAAGTGAGAAATAATATGATACTTGACACGGGAACAATGGTCGCTATTATTATTGCGCTTGCTTGTTCATGCTTTGTAATGGTGCTCTCTATCGTAAAGTATGGTGCTTTATTTAGAGAGAACCAAGAACTAACCGAGAAACTACAGAAGGGTAAAAAGTAAAAATGGAACAATTTCCAGAGTGCAACACCTTCAGATGTCAGTTCGAGTGGATTGATTTATCTAGCAACTTCTTTGATATCTCTGTTTATACTCCCGCGGCACTTGTAGTGTTGTTTGGAGTCCTGATTTACAGAGCAGTTAAGAGAAAACAGGGATCTGGTTTTAATGGCAAAAAGTAAAAAACTAGAAAGTCAGGCTGCAGAACTGTATACATCTGGTCTGGCTATCGATAGTGTTGCGGCTGAACTAGGAGTTTGTTATAGAACTGCTAGGAAGGCTATCCGTAATGGTGGAGTGCAATTAAGAGATCCTTCTTCTCGTTTGAGAGGTCGGACTAAACCTAACAAAACGAAGGGCAAGAAATGAATAACTTAAACATAGTATGGACTGCCGTAGGAACAATAGTCTTAGGACTTGCGACCCTACTGTCAGCATGGCAGGGTGATATGACTTATGTAGTGGCATTTGGTCTTTTATCAATTGCTTCTGCTACTTTGGCTAGTCGAGAGAAGTAAGCCAAAAAGATAGGTTTAACAAGAGCCCCCTAGAAATGGTTGCTACTAGGGGGTTTTTTGCTGTATCGGCGTGTCTTTGACTATTTGTCAGGAAGGTGATACTATTTGACCTAAAGGGGGATATTTAGATGAAAACGATCAAAAAGCAAATCATTTACATTTCTTGCTGGAAATGTGGCAAATCTATGGCTGTAGCGGAGATTGACTACCGAAATGGGCTCATTTGCGAGAGTTGCTGACCCAAAACCTGACTTTCCTGCACTATTTATGGTAATCTAATACCTATAAAGACCGAACGACTTACGGACGCATTAGAAAGGTAGTTGTAATACCTGTCTCCCCAAAGCGGGTGGCACGGGTTGGCTAGTTAAGCAACCTTGTCTCTGTCCCCTAACAAAGGAAAATCAATGCACAAACCCAGTAATAGAGTTGTCGAACAAATAGCAAGCATACTAATTGCGGTGATGTTTGTTTCGATCTTCTCTACTTATATTCAGTCATCTGTTGCACAGCAAGCAATACAAACAAAAGATGCAGTAAAAATCCAGATTGACAAAGAAATAGAAGAGCATAAAGTAAAAATTAAGACTCTAGAGTTAAAGAAGTTCTCTCAACAGAAGGGTTCTTTCTCTGACGAAGAGTTAGTCAAGATGTTAAGCGCAGTTGGGTTCGAAGGTAAGGCACTCAAAGTAGCGTGGGCAGTTGTGAAGAAAGAATCAAATGGACGCCCCCTAGCCTTTAATGGCAATGTTAAAACAGGAGATAACTCATACGGCATATTCCAAATCAACATGATTGGTGGATTAGGCGTAGCACGGCGTGATAAGTTTGGTCTTGACTCTAATAAAGACTTATTCGACCCAGTTGTTAATGCCCAGATTGCTTACTACATGAGCAACGAAGGAAGCGATTGGTCATCATGGGGGGTAGGTAAGTTCCCTTATAATGGTGATACCGACCAAGCCATGTATAACTTATGGATTACCAAGTTCCCAGAAGGAGCAATCTAGTGAGCGATGAATTAAATCAAGAAGCCCCACTCAGTTGGGAAGCACCTGCCGAGGCTGAAGCCCCTGCGGTTGTTGAAGTTGTTTATACTCCACCAGAGCCAGAGCCAGAGCCAGAGCCAGTTGTAGTTCCAGAGCCAGAGCCAGTTGTTGAAGTTGTTGCTACTCCAGAGCCTGCGGCTGAAGTTGAAACACCTGCGGCTGAAGAAGCAAAAAGTAAAAAATTTACAACAGCAGCCAGTTATCAAGATGGAGAAGTTGTTGTCTTGTCTAAGTTAATTCTTAGCAACAAAGAAAGAAACTCTAGGTCAGTTGCTTTAGTTCAAGAGCAATTGATATCAAAAGGATATGCCGATGCCGATATAGATAAACGAGGTTGGTATAAGGAAAATACCCATAAGGCATTATTAGAGTTCTGCGGTAGTGAAGGTATTAACCAAGCCACATTAAAGAAGTTGTTTGCTAATACAAAGGTAGCAATAGCCTACTAGAATTAAAAAAGCCCCCCTATGCGGGGGGCTTTTATCAAGCCTTTTTAGGCTAGAGATAAGGCTGTTTTTGGGTGATTGAGAACAATAGCCAAGATTTCCTCAGCGTTTAGCATACGGGCTTCCTTGCCGTAGCCTTCCTCCATAACAATAACCTCAGAGATGGGTGCGGTGGTGTCAAGTAGTAATTCTCTAACCTGTGCGGTGGTATCTACTACAAAGTTGTAGTGGTGTCCTTCTGTTGTGATACTCACTCCATGTTGTGTCATTTGTTTCCCTTTCGTATTCCTAAGCACCCCTTGTGCTTATAAGCATAAAGATATTACACATATTTTTAGTTGTCAAGTATCTAATATAGGCGTGTCTTAATCAGGCAAATATTCTAAGAATATCTAGAGTAAAGGTTGATAGTTAGACTTAAAGGCAAGAGCAGTCAAACCATAAACATTGGCTTTGGTGCATTCAACATTAGAACAATTTTTTTAGTTGTGAAACATCTAAGCCCTGATATATCTAGGCTAACCAAACTTGATCCACCTTGACTCAACCTTGACTACAAGCCTATACCTATAGAACAATACTAAACATAGATATAAAAAATAAAAGTATTTCTTGCCTTAAAACCTAAAAAAGTAAAAAAGCCTAGTGTCATTAAAAAACTTTCCGGAAACGATTTAGAAAATGTCGAAATGCATGCAGAGCCTTCTCACAGGCCAAAAGCAAATAATGGAAACCTTCATATTTTTGTCTTTTCGTCCAATAAGCAATGCCCTCTTCCTGTACGACATTTAAAAACAATGTAAAATAAAGGAGTGAAAAACAAACCAAAACTACCTAAAGAAGAGATTAAGTTTTTACTCTCTCTTTCCCAAGATGCCTTTACTGCTCGCCTTCGCTCCCTCTGGGAAGCAGGCTGGTCACTTGGGATTATCGCTGAGTCTTTTACTCCGCCTAGACCAAAATCAACTGTTCATTTCTGGGTTAAAAATGCTACTCAGCAGGAACAAATAAAACCTATCCCAGAAACTCCATCCAAGTCTTTAACGGTTCTTTCCCCTATTGCTGATACGCCTAGACTTCGTTCTATATCTCTTGGTGTACCTCCTGAGATTAGAGCACGTTTAAAACACCTTTCTAGCCTTTCTAGACGCTATAGATCAAAGAGCGCAGCAAATAGTGAACCAGCCTTAGCAAATGTTGCTTTAACTGAACTTGCAAGGAGTCTGCATAATCAAGGAGTTTCAACCGCCGCTATCGCTGAATCCGCTGGCGTTACATATCGAGCCATGGCTAGAAGAATAAGCAATGGCTAAAACATATAAGAACTCTTCTGGAACATACTTAGATAAAGACCTAGTTGTTGCCATATGGCTAAACCCAGAGAAGCAAGGTGCTAGACCAAACGCTAGACGTCTAGAAACAATTACTTCCAAGGAATCTCCTAATCCAATTGCTTTTCCATTAAATCTTCTTAAGAAAAATAAAGTCTGGGCTCTATGCCCCGTTGTAGTTAAAGTAGAGGACATAGATGTATGGTTAACTCCTAAAGGTGCTTCCAGAGAAAAACCTCTTCTAGTACCTCTAACAATCGCTAAATCATATTTCGGCTGGGAAGATTTTCACATACCTTCCGAGTATAAGGAGGTTGTGTGAACGTGGTAGCTGATGTATTTCCAGCGATGGTCGCCTTAGCCTTACCAGGATCTTTAGAGGATATAAATGAACTTCTACCTAAGGGCGCATCTCCTGCAGGCACTAGGCATGTAGATAGATGTAGAGCAATCTTGCTGAATAATAAACTCTTAATTGCTGTAGATACCCCTACAGGAGCCAATGTAGTCTTCAATGAAACTTATGTTTCTCATAGCAAAATAGATAGAGTCCATAGGGTTACCACCGAGTCTGGAAAACTTATTGCATTTACTAAAGACGATAACTGCGGATGTGGCTCTAGGCTTAGGTCTTGGAACCCATACGGGTCAATAATTACTGTTGGAGGGGAAGAGTAAATGGATAACTTATTTGAGTTATCAGTGGCTGGTCTTGCGACCTATAGAATAGCAAGGCTTATTGTTAAAGACGAGATATTCTCTAAATTAAGAAATGCAATTTGGAAAAAGTTTCCTCCAGAGAGATCTAAGTTTGGTTATCTATTTACCTGTATGTGGTGTACTGCAATTTGGGTCGCATCACTACTTGAAATATCACGTATCATTATCCCTAATGTAGTACATCCAGTAGAGGTTGTTCTAGCAATCTCTGCTATTGCTGGTTTGTTGGCTGCGTATGAAGAAAAGTGATAGTTCTTCTACTCCGCCACAGAGACGAGGAGTTTCAAGGGTGAGTGTTTTTAAACACCAAGAGCCGATAGAGCCTACCCCTATTGTTGCGTCTGAAATTGCTCCAAAGAAAATTAGAAAAAGAAAAAAGTCTACTACTCGTTCAACTCAGATAGTTAGAAACATTAAACCAAAACTTACAGGCGCTGCTGGAATATTTATTTCCTCTAATGCTCAATCAGTTTCCTACTCAACACCTAGAACTTTAACTGCTGCTGCAGTACAAATTAAAATTAATGATAAAGGCGAGTTTGAACAATTCAAACAACGTCGCTCTGCTGGATCTAGCGCATGGCAATCCGAAGCGTGGGAATATTATGATGCCATCGGAGAAATCAAATACGCATTTAACTTAGTTGCCTCCGTTGTTTCTCGTATTCGTATTTACGCTGCTGCTGTTGACAACGCTGCAGAAGCACCAGCACCAGTTGCGCTATCTAGTGTTATTGATCCACGTTTAGCAGCGGCAGCCGAGCGAGCACTTGCTCGTTTAGATTCCGCGTACGGTGGACAAGCAGGACTTCTTCGCGATGCTGCATTAAACATTTCAGTTGCTGGTGAATGTTACTTAGTTCAAATGCCAGAACGTGCTGGTTCAGGAATTCCAGAGTCTTGGGATATTAAATCCGTAGATGAGATTATGACTGACACTCGTGGTGGATTTAATGTTGTTGGTCGTAGAGAACAAAGTATTGGTGGAAATATGACAGCCAATAATAAACTTTCTAAGAGTGCATTTGTAGGACGCATTTGGCGTTCACATCCTCGTTACTCAGATGAAGCAGATTCATCTCTTCGTGGCTTACTAGATCTTTGCGCAGAACTTTTACTTCTTAATAGAACATTCCGTGCTACAGCACGTTCACGTCTAAACGCTGGTGCACTTTATTTACCAGACGGCTTGTCAGTTGCAGCAGGTGGCGACCCAGATTATCCATATGACACAGATAGCGAAGCAAACCCAGGATTTACTGCAGAAGAAGCAGAGGATGAGTTTGAAGAACAATTAATTGACGCTATGACAACTCCTATTCGTGATGAGGAGTCTGCTAGCGCAGTAGTTCCACTTATTATTCGCGGTCCTGCCGAACTTGGCGACAAGATTAAACAATTTAAGTTTGAGCGTTCATTTGATCCAGCACTTGCTTCTCGCGCCGACAGAGTGTTAGAGCGAATCCTTCAAGGACTAGATGTTCCTAAGGATGTTGTTACTGGTCTAGCAAACGTTAAGTATTCAAATGCACTTCAAATCGATGAGTCACTATATAAGGCACATATCGAACCATTAATGCTATTAATTGCTGATGCTTTAACAGTTGTTTACTTACGTCCATACCTTAAGGCACAAGGATTTACTGAATCAGAGGTAGATCGAATTGTTGTTTGGTATGACCCTTCAGCAGTTGCTACTAGAAATGATAAAGCAGCCGATGCTGACTCAGGATTTGATCGTGGTGCTATTTCTTACGACTCATGGAGACGTGCTCATGGATTCTCATCTATGGATGCGCCAACACCGAATGAACTTGCTATCCGTATGCTTTCCGAGAAGGGCTCAATTGGTCCAGAGTTAACAGAAGCAATGTTGAACACTGTTGCTCCAGAAATGATGAATGCAGTTAGAGATACACAGCAAGAAAATTCTGTTGCTCCTCTGCCACCAGAGGTAGAACAAGTTTTACAACAAGCAACACAACCCCCCACTGAGCAACAAGGAGTTACACAATGAACGTAGAAAAACCAGAACTAGTTAATGCTCTAGCAGTTGGTCTTAGTGATGCTGTAGTACTTTCTCATAAAGTGCAAGGAGCGCACTGGAATGTTATGGGATCTGACTTCCCAGAGTTTCATGAGTTCTTTGGTGAAATATATGAAGACATTGATGGATCTATAGATCCTTTTGCTGAAAACATAAGAAAACTTGGAGCCATATCTCCATATCGATTAGTTGAGTTTGCTCGTATGTCAAACATTGAAGACACAGATGTAGGTTATATGTGTTTAGATCTTGCTAGAGACATTCTTATCTATAATGCTGTAATGCTTAACGATTTAAGAAAAGCATTTGATATAGCAAACCAAGCAAATGAGCAAGGTATTGCAAACTTTATTGCAGAGCGTATTGATATGCATGCCAAATGGGATTGGCAATTAAAAGCAACCACTAATCAAGGAATGTAATAAATGTCAAAGCAGATTAATCCATTAGATTGGGTAAAAGATGAAAATAGGGACTACATCCCTTTTTCAGGTATTTCTGCTGCTGGTAAAGGTCCATGTTGGGATGGTTATAAGCAGGTTGGAATGAAAAAAGGTAAGAATGGAAATATGGTACCCAACTGCGTTCCTATCGATGCTTCAGATGATTCAGAGTTTGCAGCAAAAAATAAAAGAACAATTTCTCAGACTCCTGCTCCTAAGAAAGATCAAGTTAAGGGTTCTAGTAAAAATAAAAAAGGATCTGCATCAGGTTCTCGTAAAGTTGTTTTTTCTAAAGCAGTAGAGAACTCTCTTAAAGAGAAAGTCTCTAATCATAACGAGAAAAGTCCTAAAGGAAGAAGAGCAACTTTAGGTATGTTAAAAGCAGTTTATCGTCGTGGCGCTGGAGCATTTTCTGTTTCTCATCGTCCTGGTATGAACCGTAATCAGTGGGCAATGGGAAGAGTAAATGCTTTTCTAAAACTACTTAAGTCTGGCAGACCAACAAATGCTGCTTATAAGTCAGACAATGATTTGCTACCATCTTCTCATCCTCGTAGCACTAAAAAATCAAACTCTATTACTGCAGCAGGTTTAGTTCCTGAAGAACAAGATTTAGCAAATGCATTGATTGAGATCTCGCAGAAGTATGGAAAATTTAATGAAGACGAAGAAGGTATTTGGGCAGGCTACACGCCGCCAGCGGAAAATGAAGTTGCTTCTATTGGTGTTACTTGCGCCAATTGCGTTCTATATGCTGGGGGTTCGAATTGTAAAATCATTGCTCTCCCAGTTGAGCCAACAGGAAAATGTAGATTTGCCGTAATACCTGACGGAGTTGTTAATGTAGAAGGCAGTAAAAATCTAACTGAAGTAAAAGATGAATTAGATGAGTACGTAATAGATCAAGAGTTAAATGTTCTACTAAAGAACAAAGAAGATTATGAAACTGTAGAAGATGCAATTTTTGCTATGACTGAGTATCTAGGTTATGGATATGAAGCAGAGCCTGCAATTAGAGCAAGTTGGTTAAGAGCAGTTAAAAATGGAGAAGATCCATTCTTAAGAGCATCACTTCTTGCTTCACTAGGAAAAGGTAGTTTAGATGCAGATTTGCTTCCAGTACTAGAAGAGGAGGATCAATCATGAGTAGAATAAGAAGAATTAGTTATGCCATCACTCCTGAAGGTCGTCGTGCTGTTGCTATTAAGCAAGCAGTAGATTTAAGAGATAAAGTTTTGTCAGTTGTAGATAATGCTAACTTTTCAACATCTACTGCAAGAAAGATTACTAAAAAAGCTGCTTTTTCTGTAGTTATGCGCTCTCTAGAAGAGAGCAAAGGATTGCCACTATCTCTCCGCGAGCACTTAGCAATGAAAGAACTTAATAAGTACATATCACTTGCTAAACATAATAAAAGTGATTTTTTCTACGCAACTAATACAGATTTATTACCAATCTCTCACCCACGCTCAACTCGCGAGCATTCAATGACTGCTAGTGCATTAAGAATTGCACGCTCTCGTTGGTTTGCTGCTGATCCAAGGATTACAGATGAAAGAGCAAAAGCAGTTCTTGCTTCAGCATTTGAATCTATACCAGGGTCTGTGGAGCATCTTTACTACACTTCAATACTACTTTCACTTCCTCAAGGAATGATTCCAGGCGAGGCTTTAATTGCAGCATCTGATGGAAACTCTTTTGAGTCACGTAGTGCTCGTGCTAGACGTCAACGTCGTGATCGTAAAGGAAGATTTGCTTATGAAGGTGGAGGCATTCGTGCTCTCATTCGACGCCTTGACGGAAATGTATTTAGTCTTAGTGGAAGAGTAGTTGCCAACGCTAAAAATAGTAAAGATGTAGAAGTAGAGTTTCCAGATGGAAAAATCGCTGAAATAAATCCTGCTAAAGGTGAATATATAAAAGCAGTTCTACCTACTCCAGATGGCTACTCTCCTGAACCTATAATTCCAAGCGTAACTGATGAAGTTATAAATGAAAAAGATTTAGTATTTCTTGATGCCCCTAACGGCTGGGAAAAAGATGAAAAATATAAAGAGTTTGGCGATAAAGTAGAGAGATATGTAGATTCTAACAAAGAATTTGTAGTTTTTGTGTCTAAACAAGATGACGGTACAAAAGATTATCAAATACTAAACGCTAAGTCCGCTGAGCAAATTGGTGTAGTAAAGACTTGGGCAGATGTTCAAGATAAATTAGAAGGAAATGAAGATAAACTATTAAATCCAAAAGCAAATCTTCCATTTAGACAAGGCTTAATTCCTGCTGAAGATAGACCAGGGCCAAATGCATATGAAAAACTTATGGCTGAGAAAAAGGATAAAGAAAACGCTCTTGCAAATCGTAAAGCAGAGTTAAAGAAGAATGCTGATGACAGAGTAGATGCTTTAGATCGCACTGTTCCTGAAGGCTGGGATATTGAAGAGAAGAACAATGCTCTTATGTTACGCAGAGCAACAGAGCCAGCAGATTTAGAGAACGTATACAAGCAAGATAACTTTGTAGCAAGAGTTGTAGAGCAAGGCGAGATTTCAGTTAAAGATGTAAACAATCTTTTAGAAGATAAGGTTTATCAGAACTGGGCTTATGTAGATAAAGATAAAGATGCTAGAGCTACAGAGTATGCTCAAAAGGCTCGTGAAGAGATTAAAAACTTTGCTCCTGCTTATGGGTATAAAGAAGAAGATCTAAACAAGATTGATGCAATGTCTGCTGATGAGATTGCTAGTTTCTTTTTAGATGAAAAACTTCAACCAGAAGGATTTGCTAGTGCATTAGATGACTACATGAACTCAGCTATGGTAGATGCTCCATCTAAGCAACAAGAAGAAAAGTGGAAGAGTTTTGGTCAAAAATTAAAAATTATAAATGATGCTGGAGATTTCCCTGGCAATAATAAAAAGAAGGCAGATCTTCCTAAACAACCAGATGCTCCAGTTGAAACTAAAGGTGGTTTTGAATTTAACTACCCACCTGGGGCATATAAAATTAAGCAAGGTTCTGCATATGATCCTCAAGGGCGCGTAGATGAAGATAGTCCAGACTTTACAGATGACCCTATTGAACTTGCTCAAAAGCAAGATGAAAGAGACATACTTGTTGCATTAGAGCAAGCAGTTTCTCCAGGAGAAAACGGGGAGAATGCTTTAGGAGTAGGCGCTCTTCCTTTTGCTAAAGGCGATGAGTTTGTTCCTGCTGAAGCACTTTTCTTTGCTTTAGAAGAAGCAGGAATTGATGCTCCTATGGAGTTAGCAAAGATTTATGATAAAAAACTTGGTGCTGATAACAATGAAAAAGCATTAAATGATTTTAGAAAGAAAGCAGAAATTATTTCTGGCAATACTCCAGAACTTGCCGAGTCATTTAAAAAAGTTACAGAACAAAATCCTGATTTAGAGCCTCCTACTCAAGAACCAAAGTTTGATGCTAAAGAGATGGATTTGATTCCACTTCCTCCGCTTCTAGAAGGTCTTAGCCAAAAAGAGTTAGATCAATTTAATGAAACAAAAGATCACATTCCATACTTGCCTAAAAATGAAGAGATTCAGATGCCAGAAGGCTATAACCCTCTTAGCCCAGAGCCATTTGCAGCATGGAAAGATGTAACTGCAGAAAATCCTGATGCAATTCTTCCTGAAGGATTCTCAGATAATCCTGTTTTCTTAGCGCAAGAAATTTCTACAAATGATTTATTAAAAGAGTTACGTCGATCTGTAGAACCAGGTAACGAGGTTCCAGGTGCTGCTGTAATAGCCCTTCCTACAGATGATGGAGAAGATTTTGTTGCAAACGTGCCAGGAGAAGCAGTTAGAGATGCTCTTCAACTTAAAGGCATAGACACTAACGCTGAGTTAAGAAAAATTGCTGAAGAAGGATTAGTTGGTCAAGTAGAGGATGTAGCCGATGTAAATATCCCTGCTGATGATGCTATACGTCTTATTGTTGATGGAGATGTTCCACTAGAGACTCAAATTAAAGATGCAATTGCTGCTAAACAAAAAATTGCATTCCTTTATAACGGCACTGAGCGTTTAGTTCTTCCTGTAGAAGTATTCGAGAACCCTAGAAATTCAAATGTAAATGTAAGAGCAATTGACGCAAACGGAGACAGAAGAACATTTACTCTCAGCAAGATTGAGAATAGTAAAGAAGGTTCACCAGTCGCAGTTGAAATCACTGATAAAGAGATTTTTGACCGACGTATGGCTGGAGAGTCATTACAAGACATTGCAGATGCTACAGGTATCCCTCGTGAAGAGATTCGCGCAAGAGAGGCTAAGTATGCTCGAGAGAATCCAGAAGCAAAGCCAGAAGCAGTTGTTGGAGACTACAAACCTACTGCTGATCAAATAGATAAACTTCAAAAAGGTGTTGCAGAGATGGACTGGTTAGATAACGGAATTATGTTCCTAAAGCCTGATGATGGCGGTCCTCGTGCAGAAGCACCTATCGAAATCTATGACGATAATGGTTTACCAGAAGATGGTCCATTCGCAAAGATTGATTCAGATGGAAACTTTGAATGGAAAGATCAAGCAGCATATGATAAATATGCTGATCGCTTAAAAGAAATTATTGATGCTGATTTAGTAGGTATTGGTGATAATCAAGATAATCAACAACCACAAGAAATTAATAATGTCCCTGTTGAGCAGGCAAAACTTGACGACAATCAAGAGCCAAAAGATAAAACTTATGTAGAAGAAAACCCTGAAGTAATTAAAGTAAATGCTTTTGTTGAAGCAAATGCTGGACGTCTTGCTCCTACTAAAGCAAGAGATGTAAAAATTGGTGACTTCTTGTGGAATAACTTTAATAAAGTTTATGAAGAAATTCTTGATATTCAACCAGCACCTTTTGGTCGAGTCAGATTCTTAATTAAAGATCCAAGAAATCAAAAAGAGTATTTCCGTTTCTTTGATCGTCGCTCTCCTATTCGCAACATGCGTCGTCTTGGTACTGGAGAAGTACCTGAAGATTTTAGAGTTCCGTCAGAAGAAAATAAAGGAGACGGACCAAAGCGTGGTCGCGCCCTAAGACAGCCACTAGAACAAAGAGTTGAAGTAGTTGCTGGTCGCGATGTAGGAGGATTTGCATACAGAGAAGGCTTCTATAAAGATAAAAATGGAATTGTTTTAAAACCTGGTGACAGAGTTCGTCATGGAAACGCAAAAAAGAATGAGATGTACGGCGAGGGTGTAGTTGTTGTTCGCGCTGGAGACCAAATTGATGAAGCCAAAAAGGTTGGTGGAATTGGTCGTAACGGAAAAGTTTACAAAGACTATGTTTGGGTACAAGTCCCTGGTGAAGACGGTCCACGTTTGTGGAAGTCAAGAATGATTGTTAAGCAAGCAGACGGCGCAGGTCCTGCTCGCGTTGCACCTGAGGCTAGAGATGTTGCACCAGATGCTCCTAAGGTAGAGGTTCCTAAAGCAGAGCCAATAGCAGAAAAAATTCCTGACGCTGCTGATATGAATGAAGAACTTGTTCAAAAAGAACTTAAGAGAGTTAGAGTTAAGTATTTCCCTAAAGCAAGAGATTATGCAGCAAACGATGAAGTCCGTAATGCTGGTAAAAAACTAGATGAACTAGTTAATAGACTAAATGCTGGAGAAAAAATAGAAGATCTTTCCACATCTCCTTTAGATTCAGCAATTCGTAAACTACGCAGAGTGAGAGATTTAGAAAATAACCCTAATGCATTAGTTCTTGCTGACTATGTAGAAAACTTTAAGAAGGAAATAGAAAAATACAAGAATGAAAAAGATAAAGCAAGACGTGCTGAATTTGAAAAAATATTAAATGAGCCAATACCAGATGACTTAATTCCAGCAGATGTAAACGGTCTCGATGAAGAAAAAATTAAAGAGGCTATAAAAGTAATCTCTATCAAACTTCCTAAGTGGAATGAAAGAGGCGCTAATCGAAAAGCAAGTGAGGCTGCTTATTATCTAGATAGTTTTGCTAGAGAGATAGATCAAGGTCAAGTTATTGAAGGAATTGATCCCTCTGATTTACTTCGAGTATCTACATACTTAAAAAATTCAGGCGATGCTAGGTATGAGGCTTTGGGCGATAAGATAGATCAACTTAATGAACTTATTAAACAAAAACAAGCAGCAAACCAGAAGCCTTTTGCTAAAGCAAACATGGAGTTTATTGATCCTGTTGCTGAAGCAGAAAAAAGAGTTAATAATAAAGATAATGAATTCAACGCCTCTAACAAACTACGCTCTGCCTTTGCCTCAGATGAAATTTATCAACAGAACTCTTATCTAGATCCTCACAAAGAGCAACTAAAAGAATTCTTTGCTCTAGAAGGCGGTGCTTCTTTAGCAAAACTAGATCAAAAGGCTCGTCAGGCTTTGGCTCAGTATGCAAGTCAGGAGATTAGAAATCCTGAAGGTATGCAGGGCGCAGATGAGGCTGAGACAGAAAAGAATATAAATGAAATTGCTACTTTAGTAAAAGCACTGCACGATGAAAAAATGGTTTATAGTCCAAACAGATCTAATATTGGACCAGCAGATGCTTTATTAAACGTAGATCCTACTAAAATTTTAAATTTTGGAAAAGCTCTTAATTCAGGAGTTCGTAAAAAGTTAGTTATAGATGGAAATGACACTGGCTTTGATATTCAAAGAGTTTCTCAAGGTATAAATAGCGGTAGCAACTTTAGACTTATACATAGACAGAGTGGTCAAGTTGTTTACTTTAAGAGAGAAAAAACAGAGGGAACAGCTAATGCAGAGTATATTTCTTCAAAGATAGCTCAATCTTTGGGTATTGCAGGTGCAGCATATGTTCAAAAGCACCCAAATGATTCTAGAACAGTTATAATCACAAATGCTGGCGACGGAATAGATTTTAAGAATAAGCCAGTGTTATTTGATGAATTCCCTGGTAAATCTTCAACCGAGACTATTGCTAAAAGAGCCTCTCTTGCAGATGTAGTTGGTTTAGCAGTCCTTGATGCTGTTATTTACAATACTGATAGACATGTACAAAATTTCTTAGCAGGAGTCGTTGACAATAAAGGCGTAGATAAAAATGGTTATGAAGAAATTCAACTTTTACCAATTGATCACGGATACGCTCAACTTCTAAATGGTGGTGGTAGTAGAAGTGTTACAGATCCATTTACCCACATGAAGGGCAGGGATGCTAGATCAGGTGGAGAGATTAATAGGGCAGTAGCTAAACAAATTGGAGCAACTGCATATAAAGAATTAATAGACATGACTGCTCAACAAGCGATCCAAGCACTAAAAAGAATGTATGGTTCTGATATTAGTAAAGAAACTTTAGACGAGGTTATTAGTCGTTTAGAAGCACTAAGAGGTATAAGTAAAGAAAAATGGCGTACTGGTTTAGCGGGAAGGAATTAGGAGATAAAAATGGCTATAGAAATATTTAGAGCATACATAAACTCTGACCTGCCTATTCAAGACGGAGATCATATATTCTCCATTGTTGCTTCTAATACTGATGTTGCTTTTGCTGCACCGCAAGAAGTTGTGGACTTATATGGCCTTACTCAAGAAAGAATTGATATGGCAAAAGATTTATACACTGCTTCTAATTTAGAATTACCTACAACTCCAACAGACTGGGCAGTACTTGCTTCAGAAAATATGAGTCGAGTCTCTGTTATGCCTTTTGATGTATCAGAGCCTTATGACACAATTGAGCAGGCAGTTATTGACGAGACTAGTGATACTCAAGATTCATTAGAAATAAGAAATGAAAATCAATCAGTAGAACCCGTAACTGCTGCTGCTGCTGCAACAGATGCTTGTCCTCCTGCAACACAAGATATCTCCATCAATCTTGCCAACCGCGAGAAGGCAATTAAAGATGCTGCTTATGGTCCACTAAATCCAGCAGAACCAAATGAAGAGTTTTGGCAAGAAAAATCAACACGCTGGTCTATAACAATAGATGAAGCAAAAAAGTCACGTTGCGGAAACTGCGTAATGTTTATTACAACTACTAAAATGAAAGACTGCATTGCTCAAGGCATTGAGCAAGGTGGATCAAGTAAAGATAACGCTTGGGACGCTGTAGATGCTGCTGAACTTGGTTACTGCGAAGCATTTGATTTTAAATGCGCCGCTTCCAGGACTTGTAACGCTTGGGTTGCAGGTGGTCCAATTGATGACTCTAAGGCAAAGGAGTAGTTATGGCTTTCACACCAGATAAACCAAAAAACATTTCAGATTTGTATGCACTGATTGATACAGAATTTGATGAGGTAGTAGTAGTAATTTACGAGTCAGATGAAGGCACTTTCTACAGACAGAATGGTGACTGGATTGAGCTATCTGACGAGGATGACCACTTTGATTTTGATGGTTTAATGGTCATATATGTTGACCCCGCCTTTATAGCCGTATACGACGAAGCCGAAGGTTCCAGTGAGGCTATTGGAATAAACGAACTAAAAGAGTACGAGTCAGCGAAGTAAAAGAGACGGAGTTTAAGTTGCAATTTATAGGTCGTAGTGGGAATAACGCTTTATTTGTGCTTGAAAACAAGGCTGTAGTAATTGACGAGAAAAGAAATTTAGTTTCTTCTATTGACTATGCAGATGCGCTTATTGCCTCCTTTACTCTTGATGATAGCCAAGAGAATCCATCCTCTGTTACTTACGAGTTAGCAACCGCTGCAATATCAGATTTAGATATAAAAATTTTTTCAAATAATGATCGTTTATACACAATTCCAAAATCAGTTCAATCAGAGGCAAAACGTGCCTTAGAGTGGCGTAAAAAGCATGATCGTGGTGGTACACCTGTAGGTTTAAATACTGCTAGAACTCTTGCTCGTGGTGGTCAAATTGGTATTAGAAAAGTTCGTCACATTGCTAAATACTTTCCACGTCATCAAGTAGATAAAAAAGGAAAAGGCTACGAGCCTTCAGAACCTGGCTATCCTTCAAATGGACGTATCGCTTGGGCGCTCTGGGGTGGAGATGCAGGAGAGCGTTGGGCTAGTGCAATAGTTGCTCGTGAAAATAAGAAGGCTCAGGCAAACTCAATTACTGCTTCGTATAAATTTGTTATGACCGACTATGAGTCTCCAGAAAAGGTAGAACTTAACTCTTTTATAGAGTCAGAGATGTTGCCAGAAGATATGGCTCCTCAGTTCTTTATTCGTATTCGTTTAGATGGTAGTGGTATTGATCGATTATACAAAGTAAATACAGATGGATCAGTCTTTGTTTGGGACGATGCAATGTGGGAAGATCTTGGAAATATTAACTATGATTTTCACACTTACGATAAAAGCCTCGATGATCCCTATGACATGGTTGAGAAAATACATGTTCCTGTAGACACAGAAACTGCAATTATTGTTTCAGGAAACTTAGACTCTAATCCTATGAAATCAATTTCTATATCTCAAATTAATCAAGAAGAGTCTGACATATTTGTAGATGAGATGGATAAAATTGATTGGGATTTAATTAATGAGATTTCTTATGATGAAAATATGTATAGCGAGTATGAGGAGTTTTCAGACTCTTCTTTAACTGCTGCCACTGCTCCGACAGCAGGAACTCCTGTAACTAATCAAGATGGAAATTACACTCCAGAAGAGCGCTCTCAGAAAGCACGTTCTCAGGTAAGAGATGCTATAGGTAAGTTTGCCAAGTCTGGTGGACGAGTTGTTATTGGTAAAAAGCCAGAGTATTCAGGAACTATTGAATCTATTAACCCTGCTACTCAAAGCGTTAAGGTTAAGTTAGATAATGGAAAGTATGTTGATGTTCCTGCTAATACTACAGAGCCTGCAGATACTTTTAAACCACTTCCACAAGAAAAAACTTTAACATCTACTAAGCAACTTACTAAAGGAATTTTAGGAGAGCCTAGAGTTCCTATTGATTCCCCTAATGCCACTCTTCCTGGAAAACTTCCTCAATTAAACACTGCTCAAGTTCAAACAATATTAAATGATCTTCCAGCGTGGAGCACTGATCAAAGATTAAAAGCATCTTCTCCTATCGCTCCTACGGCTGTTAGCACAGAAACAAAAACTCCTAATGCTTATAACGATCCAAGTTTAAGAAAGTTTTTAGAGAAAAAAGTTGTAGTAAATGGAGAAACTACTTATCCTAATTCAATTTGGTATCAACCAAAAGTAGATCCTTCTTCAATAGAAGGCTACAAGCCAACTAAAGACTTAACTCCTTCCCCTGGATTAAAAGTTCCACCTGCTTTTCGACAACCTGCTAAAGGTCTTACCTCTGCTGCATCTGTAGCATTAACGCCAGATACTTCAGATGTTCCACCAATTTATATGGCAATTGTTTCACCTGATGACCCTCAAGCGGTAATGGAATTAGTTTCATTAATACCTACTAGTAAAGACTCTGTTGTAACTTCTACATGGAAGCGTAAGCCAGGAGTATGGGAAAAAGATGACTCAATTCTTTCTGATTTAAAGAGTCCTACACCTCCACCAGTTGTTGTCTTAGATGATGACACCTTAAAAATAGTTTTGGATCAAATAGATTCAGCTGCTAAAACTGCATCTGCATATATTACAGATTCAATAATTTCTTCCTTAATTGCTGCTGGAGGAATTGACCGTAACAAAGGAAATGCTGAAAAACTTCGTCGTTATTGGTTATATGGAAAAGGTGCAGCAAAAATTCGTTGGAATACCGCAGGTGATTGGACCCGCTGCGTTCGCCAACTTTCAAAATACATGGGTCCTCGAGCAAAAGGCTACTGTGCATTGCGTCATAAAGAAGCAACTGGCATGTGGACTGGAGATAAGGAGCATCGTCAACTTTATGGCAAAAAAGGAGTTAGAGCGGACGCGTTTAGCACAGATTTTATACTTCCTTCTGAAGCCATACTCGAAGCAACCTCTCTTAAAGCAAGAGCAGCGGATGCCAGAAACAGAGTTGTCTTAGCAGGAGCAGAGATAGAAGATTTTAAAGGAGCAGAGTTTGTTATTCCTTTAGTTATCCCAGAAGACATAGAGTCTGGAGATGGTCGTAAGTTTGAAAAAGGCGCTATTACTATGCGTGAACTTCCTCTTCCATTTTTATGGCAAATTAAGACTGGCGAGGGTCATTCTGGATCAGTTGTAATTGGAACAATTCTTCAGATGGAAAGAGTAGAACAAGGTATTGGAAATGCCAGAGGATATTTTGATACTGGAGAATACGGAAAAGAAGCGGAAAGATTAGTTCGTGGAGGCTTCATCCGTGGAGTTTCTGCTGATATGGACATGTTTGAAGCAGATGAAGAAAAAGAAAATGCTGAAAATGACTCTAACAAAAAAGTTGGAGCAGGTAAAATGAACATAACTAAGGCAAGGGTTATGGCTGTAACTCTTGTCCCCAAGCCCGCTTTTCAGGAATGTCGAGTAGAACTCGCAGACCAAAGCGGAGAAATGCAGGAGGAAGAAGTGATATCTGATGGAGTGTATGTCGAAGGATTAAATCCTTTAGACGCATCAGCGTTAGTAGCGTGTGGAATTGTGGCTGGGTCAATACCAGTTACTCCGCCGAAAGATTGGTTTGCTAACCCAAAATTAAAAAAACCAACCGCACTAACAGTAACTGATGAAGGTCAAGTGTATGGTCACATTGCTGCATGGCATGTAGATCATATTGGAATGTCTTATGGAACTCGTCCTCCTCGGAGTAAGAGCAGTTATGCATACTTCCACACTGGTGCTGTACGTGCTGACGATGGAACAGATGTTCCAGTTGGACAATTAACTTTAGCTGGAGGACATGCTTCTCTTGAAGCAAGTGCTTCAGAAGCAGTTCGTCATTATGACGACACAGCATCTGCAGTAGCAGATGTACATGCTGGAGAAGATGCTTATGGTATCTGGGTATCAGGAGCACTTCGCCCTGGCACAACTCCAGAACAAATTCGTGCTTTACGTGCCTCTGCTCCGTCAGGAGATTGGAGACCAATTAAAGGTGCTTTAGAGCTTGTAGCAATTTGTCAGGTAAATGTTCCTGGCTTCCCAATTGCTCGTGCTCGTGTTGCATCAGGTCAAGTTATGGCACTTGTTGCTGCTGGTGCAAGCGTTCTTGCTCAACTAAAGAACGATCCTTTAGCAGAGTTACATACTCGAATTGATAAACTAGAAGCACCATTAATTGCGGCTAGTAATAGTGCTAAAGATAGAATGAGAACAATTACTGCTGCTATTAAAGCATCTGAATTATCTAATAGAGTAAATAAGATGAAAGAAGAATCTTCTTCTTATATGCTTCAAAGTATTGATAACTCAGATTCAGAGTTAGCAGTCATTACTCGCAAACAACGTATGGAATTAGCAAAAGATAAAAAAGCACTTCCAGATGGGTCATTCCCAATTAGAAATGTTTCTGATCTAAAAAATGCTGTTCATGCATATGGACGTGCTAAGCCAGGAAATCGTGGTTTGGTTCGCCGTCATATTGTAAAGATGGCTCGTCAGTTAGATCGAAAAGATCTAATTCCAGAGAACTGGAAAGAAGCATCCGTAAACGATACAGATAGTATTGCTGCTAGTTTAAGAGCAAGAATCTCTATTGTTGAATCAGTTGTTGCCGCTGGCGGTTTGGATCGTAACCGGGGAAACGCTGAAACGCTTCGTCGCTACTGGACAAGAGGCGAAGGAGCTGCAAAAATCCGTTGGGGAGCACCTGGTGACTGGAGTAGATGCGTAAAGCATTTAGCAAAGTATCTAGGTCCTCGTGCTAAGGGTTACTGTCAACTACGTCATAAAGATGCTTTAGGTATTTACACTGCAACACATGCTAAGCGTGATAGAGCTAAGAATAATTCTGTAGAAGAATTTTCTAGTGATTACATGCCAGAGACAATGGAGCAGATGGAGATTCCACAGGATCAACTACAAATGCCTATAAGCAAAATTATTCAACAACCAGATGATCTATATGACGCTCAATGGGAGCCAGAAGATATGATTGTTGTCATTTTAAATGAAATGGGAGAGGCTTCAGAAGCAGATTTTTTAGCCAATTCTGAAACATTTGCTGAAAAAGATCCTTATGTAGTAGATCAAAGTGAGCCTGTTGGTACACCTGATTTAACAAAAGAAGATCTAAAAGGTCTTACAGATGAAGAAACAGATATACTAAAAAAAGAAGTTAAGAGTAAGCAAGACGCAGAAAAGTCCAGAGCTAAATACACACCTAAAACCCAACCCCGTGATGCCACAGGGAAGTTTCGACAAGTGCTTGCTCGGTTGAAACTGGACCTAGGTGATGCTGGATCAGATGCTGCATTAAAGAAGATTGAAGAGGTTGATAATCTAGATAATGCTGGTAACTACGCTGAAGCAGCCAAGGCTGCTGGCGATTTGCTAGATATTGTAGATAGATTAGATACAGGAGCACTTAACGCTGAGGCTATAGGCAATGTTAGAAACAGTGCTGGAGAGTTAGGCAAGGTTATTGCTAACCTACCTTTTGCCTTTGGAGAAGATGCTCAGAAGATCAGATTTAGTGATGTACCACCTGCCCTACAGGATCTAATGGAAAAAATGATCACTAGGGTTGAGAATAAAATTGGTCAAAAAGACGCAGATATCGCTACTAAAGGTATGAAGGACTTCATGTCAGGTCAAGAGGTATACAGCCAGAGTGAGATATCTAGTCAAATGTCTAAGCTACTTAGACTACTTACCTGATCGGTAAAAACAGTACAAAAAAAGAAAATCACACTATAAGAACTAATGTAGTATTCAGTATTAGGTGGAGTGCCTCCACGCATCTATTGCGTCCGCGAGTCCCTCAGCCTCGACTGATCAGCGAGATGGGGAAAAGCCCTATCCTAACTGACCCTAAGGAGGGACAGTAGTGGACCAAATCAAACAAATGATGGATCAGTTGTCTGACATCACTGACGAACAAGTTAGTGAACTTCAGGCATCTATCCTCAGCGAATTTGAATCGGTCGAGAAGGAGGATCCTACTCCGCAGACAGTTGACGCTATGACGTCACTTGCCGACATGCTCGATGGAGTTAGAAACGAAATCAAGCGTCGTGAGGTAGCAACTGTAGAACTTGCTCAAAAAGCAGCAGAAGCAACTAATCGCGTATACGGAAAAGAAGACGAAAATAAAGACATGGAAACTACTGAAGTTAAAGATGCTGCAATGCATGAAGAGGCTCCTGCCGCTCCTGCTGAAGAAGCACCTGTAACTGAAGAAGCACCTGTTTCTGAAACTCCTGCCCCAACCATGGAAGAGGAGAAAAAAATGGAAGAAGCAGCAGCAATGCCTGCAACTCCAGAAGTTACTCCAGAAGTAGAAGATGAAAAATCTCCTGCAGACATGGAAGAAGACAAAAAGGAAGAAAAGGAAATGGAAAAAACTATGACTGAAGCGTCAACCGAAGCAGATAAGAAATCTGAATTTTCGACTGAAGTTAAAGAAAAAACTGAAGCAGCAGTAGCTGTGGAAGAAACAGTTGTTGCAGCTGCTGAAGAAGCACCAGCAACAACAACAGCAGAAGTACCAGTAGTAGCAGAAGCAGCAGTTGTAGAAGAGGTAGCAGTATCGCAAGATGCTCCTGCAGCTGAAGCAGCAGTTGTTGTTACTGAAGGTGCTGAAGCAGCAATCATTGAAACACCAACACAAACAGAAACTGTGCAAACAGCACAAGAAACTATGGAGGCACCCGTGACCGCCGCTGCAGATAACGCAGATAACCTCAACATTGAGGTACCGGCTGACCGCCGCCCAACATCTCGGACAACAGAAGCAACAGTGGCAATCACTGCGGGCGCTGACATTCCTGGATATACAGCAGGCAGCTCAATTTCAAGCATGGCAGAAGTTGCAGAAGCAATGGCCAAGCGTCTACATGGCCTACGCCGTGTAAATGGTGGAGATGGAGAACAACACATTGTTGCTTCTATTTCTACACAATTTCCAGAGGCTCGCACCCTTAATCAGGATGCACAAGCTAACTGGGACAAGGTACAAGCTGTAGTCGGACCTGAGGCACTTGTTGCTTCTGGTGGACATCAAGCACCTTTCGAGGTTAAGTACGACATCTTCGGTCTTGGCTCAGCAGTGCGCCCAGTCCGCGATTCACTACCTCGTTTCCAAGCAGACCGTGGCGGTATTCGCTACATCACTCCACCAGTACTTAGCTCATATGCTAGCGCTGTTGGTGTATGGACTGCTGCTAACGATTCAGCAGAAACACCAAGCCCAGCTTCAAAGTTGAGCTTAACTGTAGCCGCAGCTGCTGAGACAACTGTCTCAACTGATGCTGTTACTTTGCAACTACAATTCGGTAACCTTCTAAGCCGTGCATATCCTGAATTAATTGCTCGTCACAACGAGCTTGGTTTAATTCAACATGCTCGCGAGGCTGAAGGAAATCTTATGGCAAAAATCGGTTCAGCATCAACAGCCGTTACTTCAACTTCCGTAATTGGAATGGGTCGTGACTTCCTAGTTCAACTAGGTCGTGCTTCTGCTGCTTACCGTGCACGTCACCGTCTAGATGCAGATGCTCCACTTCGCGCAATTATCCCAGCATGGGTTAAAGACGCAATGGCAGCAGATCTAACTCTTTCAATGCCTGGAGATTCAACTCTCAATGCATATGCAGAGATTGATGCTTATATCGCATCTCGCGGAATCATCGCTACATTTGCTCTAGACACCGCAGCAGGAGCTTCTCCTTTCGGTGCACAGGGTTCTGGCGCAATGGTTGAATTCCCAGACACATTTGTTTGGTACATCTTTGCTGAAGGATCATTCTTGTTCCTTGATGGCGGCACTTTGGATCTCGGAGTTATCCGTGACTCAACACTTGTCGGCACCAACGACTACAAGATGTTCGTTGAAACCTTCGAGAACGTTGCCCTTGTTGGCGTCGAGTCTCTACAGGTAACATCAACCATCAATGTAAACGGAGTAGCAGCTGCTCTTCGCGATACACTTGGTGGATTGACTGCAGCAACAATCGAGTACTAAGCCGTAACCCATTTGTTGAAGGGGGGCCTAGAAATAGGCTCCCCCGATACAATAAACAAAAACTAGATTTAAGTTAGGAATAGAGAACATGGCTTTTACCGGAATATTTGAAGCTCCAAAGATCACACCTTCAGAGTTCGGTCTATTCACCGTAGCAAAGCCTGATACTAAAATAAAAGAAGATCAATGGATCAGAGGATTCTCACAAGAATGGGACACAACTCTCCGTGGTCTTGTTAACTATGACGATACTGATACAACGTCAAGTGCGTTAGTATCTAATGCTACCCCTAAGCGTTACACAGAAATTAAACCATTTTTTATTGAAGCTGAAGATTATCGCTCAACATTAGGTTTTACTGGATTTGACTACGTTGCAAGAGTTAAGCGTCAACTCGAAGGTGGAACACAGAAAGCAATGGAGCGTGAGTTATGGGATGGCGCGATTAGAAAAGGCGAATCCCACGAAAATAAAGCACTTAGTGCCGCAAGTGCAACACTTGTTAATGGAACTACAGCACTTTCTGTTCAACGTGCACTTGCATTACTTGACTATGAATTGTCTGATACCTCCCCTTGTGGAGAAAACGGTGTCATTCACATGACAAAGGATATGGCTGGTCTTCTATCTGCTAACTATATGATTTTTGATAATAAAGAAAAAGGCCACCTTCAGACAGTTAGTGGAACTAAAATTATTGTTGGCTCTGGTTACACCGGAAATGGTCCAGATTCACAGACAGGCGCAACAGCGTCAGCGACAAACAAATGGATGTACGGCACTGGCACAATCAAGACACTTATTGGTGATGTTGATGTCGTAGCTGACAATCTGGCTCAAAGCTATGATGTAGCGGGAAATCAAAATGATATGCGTATTAAAGCAATTCGCCCAGCGGCGGTTTACTTTGATACATCTATACATTTAGCAATCAGAGTTGATTTAACAGCGTAAAATAAGAACAAGTAAAAACCAACTAAAGGAGAAATCAGTATGGCCACTCAGGACTACGCGGCAAGCGTCCAAGGTGTGGCGATCCGTGTCACTAGACTGGACGCCTCAGGTAACCTACTCACCCAACCAGGTGATAGTTATACAACCTCGGCGTTCCTTCGCGCTTCATTTACACCAGAGTACGAAGAGGGCGATGAAATCGTAGAGAAGTCAGCAAACGGTACAGTTTGCGTTTCCTACAAAGCCCCAGACACTCTTAAAAGAATTACTATGGAACTGGCAATTTGTGAGCCAGATACAGAACTTACTGCTTTGTTAGCAGGAGGTTTACTGCTTCGTAAGAATCTAGGAACTTATGCTGCACCAGATCGCACATCAATTGGTTGGGCCGCACCAGCCGTTGGAGATGACCCTGCTGGAAACGGCGTTGCTCTTGAAGTTTGGTCATTTGCTGTGAAGGATGGAAAGCGTGCAACAACTCGTCCATACTTCCACTGGGTTTTCCCATATGTTAAATTGCGTCAATCAGGTGATCGTGTAATTGAAAACGGATTACTTGCAAACACTTTTGAAGGCTACGGTCTTGGAAATGAGTTCTTTGATGCAGGTCCAGACGGCCGCTGGGAGTTCCCAGTTGCAGCAGAGCGTCCATACTCATACGCTCGCGATTCATGGGCACCAACTGGTCTAAAGGGCTTCTACGAGTGGCATCCTGAAATTACTAAGACTATTAGTAACTCACAACGCACTGGAACTACTGCAACTATTACAACATCTACTGCTCACGGATTCCGTGTAGGAGATACTGTAACTATTGCTGGTACCAACGGAAACTCTGCACTTCACGGTACTAAAACAATTACTGCAGTTCCAACAACAACAACATTTACATACACCACTACAACAAGCGGAACTATCACCTCTGCTGCTGATACTGGAACTGCATTTGTTGATTATGGATACTGGGCAGTTACAGACTTCACCTCTCAAGGATCTACTACTGCGTACAACGTACCTGGTAGCAGTACATATAATGCTGACAACGCTGTTGACTTCATTATTGCTTCATCAGAGGATCCAACCTCTTAATATAAGTAAAAGAAGGGCGGACGACGTGCTGGTCGTATCATTGATACCACTAACCGTTGTTCGCCCTTACTCTTTAGGATTGGTATAAATAATGAGCAGTCTTTGGGTAGATGTTAACGAACTTGGATCTACTTATGCAGAGTCTCAGTACGCATATGATGCTGTAAAAACAGCTTCCTACCTACTTTGGGGTATGTCTGGAAGAAAATACTCTGGAGTAACAACTGTTACTGAGCGATATGTATCTTCTTATGATCCTTACATCCGCACAGGCGCCTCTATGCTTACATACTCTCCTACTTTAGTTAGAGGAAATGTTGAAAATATTAGATTAAATGGTTCAGGACCATATCAACAAGATGATTTCTCAGGGGATGGAACATCTGCAAGCACTCGTGTACGTCTTCGTGGTCGTAAAGTAATAAGAGTTCATACTCTAAGGGATAGAGATGGTAACGTAATAGATCCAAGAGATTATTATTTAGTAGAGCACTCTACAATTCTTGCTACGCCAGGGGCTAGTTGGACATCTTCTAATATTGAAGTTACTTATTCATATGGAACACCACCACCATTAGCAGGAAAAGCTGCTGCTCGCTTACTTGCCATTGAACTTGTTAAGTTATATGAAAATGATGATACTTGCGCCTTACCTCAACGTGTAACCTCTGTTGCTCGTCAAGGTGTTTCATACACAATTCTTGATAATCAAGATTTTATTGATGAACTTAGAACTGGTTTATATGCTGTAGATCTTTTCCTAAAAACAACTAACCCAGACAGAGCAAGAGCAAAAGCAAAAGTATTTAGTCCAGATACTCCTAGAGCACGTCGTCCTATTCCTAAGCCATATCAATTGACAGAGACTCCTTATGATTTAAAGGTACTTACATCTGGTTCAGCACTAGTTCTTTATTTAAGTGAAATAAATGGAAGTTTCTTAGAAGATGATCCAGCATGGGATGTATCTTTAACAGTTTCTGATCACTCTTATACAAAGTCAGAGAACTTAGAAAATTCTATTAGCCTAAGTCGTGTTAATGGAACAATAACTATCTCTCCAACTTATAGTCAAATATTAGATATTATTGGTCCAAGAGAGCCTGGTGTTTATGACATCTATTGCACTAGACCTAGTTTGGCAAACCCTGCTGTTGATGAAGTAATTAACCTACTTACAGCAAACGTATCATTTGAACTTTACACAAGAGTAGAGCCAATTTACACACTGTAGGATATAGACAACAAGTAGGAGAGACAAATGTCGACAACGATAAATAAGGCAACTGTTAGTAGTGACGCCAAAAATCTTGCTGTATTTTTAGATGCAGTACTTGCTCAAGTTGTTACTTCTTACGCTTCTTACAGTATGCCGCTCCCTCTGCGTAGATACTACACATTAGGACAGCCTGTAGTTGATTGCGAACAAGTAGTTGTTTCTTTTGTACAAATGTATGTTGGTGCCCCTGGGGATGAAGCAACTCAGCCTCGTAGATGTAGTGATCCAAGGAGTGCAACAATTAATGTTTCCGTATCAAGAGCGGTGCCAGTAGTTGGTCAGAACGGTAGACCACCTTCTGCTGAAACAATAGAGAGTGCTTCAGAAATTGCTGCGTATGATGCATGGATTTTATTAGATAGCGCTTCTCAATTAGATACTTGGGAGTCTTCTGGTTTTGGTCTCGGAGTTATTGCAACTGTTGAAGTTCAAGCCCCTGAGGGTGGCTTTCAAACTGTAACTCTTACCCTGACTGCAGCCGTTCCATAAAATGGCAACAGTAGTATTTCGCAGGGCAGAGTTAGATTTTTTACTTAACTCTCCTGAAGGTGATGTAGGAAAATACTTAGCAAAAAAAGGTCGTCTAATAACCGCTGCTGCTAAGGCTCAAGTTGGCGTAAGAACAGGAGCACTTCGTTCTTCAATCCACATGAGACATTTACGAGACTCTCGGGGTCAGTATGTAAAAATTGGATCAAATCTGGACTACGCTTTGCTACACCATCAAGGAACTAAGCCTCATGTTATTCGACCAGATAGGGCAAAAGTGCTGAGATTTGTTAGAGGTTCAAGGATTATTTACACGACTTCGGTTATGCATCCTGGAACTAAAGCAAATCGCTATCTATCAGATAACTTAAAGTTGGTAAAATAGTAACAATATTTACTATAAAAATAGTAAATAAAAGACAAATGAGAAAAGAGGAATATCAACATGACAACAGGTAGGTTTAAGGATTTTGGTAGCGGTGGTGATGTAAACACGCAACCTTTATCTTTCAAACTTTACGGAGAAGATTTCCAATGTAAGACGGCTCTTCAAGGTAAAGTTCTTTTAGACATGGTTGCAGACGCTGGTTCTGACTCAAACGGAATGGCAGCTGCTCTTATTGACAAGTTCTTTGCAAAGGTTTTATTGCCAGAAAGTTTAGATCGTTTTCTAAAACTGGTAGATGATCCTAGCAAAATTGTAACTGTTGAAAAATTAGGTGAAATAACTTCTTGGTTGGTCGAGCAGTACTCAAGCCGTCCTATACCGGGGCTAGAGGACTCGCAGAGTGGGCAGTAGATCTCTGGCCTTATGTTAACGGGAAAGCACTGATGAACGGCCTACAACTATCTTCTATGGAACTAGCAGAAATGCTAGATGTTATCCATGTAATTTTTGAAGATGACATGACCTCCGTCGCTAGTGCAGAACAAGTTGACGTCAAAGACAAAGTAAGAGAAATTATTTATAGGGATTTCTATGAAACTACTTATAAATATAAGACAACTAAAAAAAGTCAAAACGCAGGTTTTGACAACTCTGTTGGAGATTTTGACTACAGCGACATCACTCCGTTTGACCCAAGCAGTCAATCAGTGAAGCCGTTTGTTCCGCCAACAGATTTTAATCCAGACATGCAAAAGCCGTTTGGATCAGTACTAGATGCCCCTTTGGGCTAAGAGATTAGGAGGTGATGGCGCATGGCAATTGTTGGTGATGCATATGTAGTAGTTCGCGCCATCACTACTAGTGTTGAAAGAGATATTCAAAAATCTTTCAAAGGTGTGGACGCAGTAGGTGAAAAAGCTGGAGTAGATATATCTAATGGAATACAAAGAGGTTTTAGTAGATCTAATAGAAGAGGGATATTTCCTTCAACATTTATAACAGAATCAATAGCTGCTAAAGAACAATTTTCATCTTTAACAAGAGCGGGATATGCGTTAGCGCCAGCACTTACAGCATTAGGTGGAATTATCGGTCTTCTTGGTACAGGACTTATCTCTTTAACTTCAATAATTGGAGCCGCTGCTACTCCAGCATTAATTACTTTAGCTGGAGCATTTACAGCCGCTGGTCAAGCCGCACTGACATTAAAATTAGCATTTTCTGGGGTGGCTAAAGCAGTACAAGCAGGAACTAAAAACTCCAAAAAAAGTGCTTCTGCTGCAAAATCAGAAATAGATGCTCAAAGAAATTTAGCAAAAGCATATGAAGATCTGGCAGATGCTCAAAAAGGAGTAAATGATGCTAGAGAAACTGCAATTGAGCAGATACAACAATTAGGTTTTGATTCTGAAGATGCTGCAATTAATGAACAAAAAGCCGCACTAGAACTTGAAAAAGCTCGCGAGACCCTTGCTCGTGTTTCAGATCTTCCACCTAACTCTCGTGCTCGTAAAGAGGCTCAACTTGCGTTTGCTGAGGCAGATTTAAATCTTAGAAGAGCGGTTGATCGTAACAATGATTTAAAGAAGGCAGAAGCAGAAAATGCAAAAGCAGGTCCTGATTTAGCCTCTCAAGTTGAAGCAAGTAAAGTAGTTGTCAACGCTAAAAAAGCAGAATTAGATGCTGAAAGAAACTTAATAAAAGCAACAGAAGCAAGAGATGCTGCTTTACAAGGATCTGGAGCAGATGCTTACGCCGATGCCCTCTCTAACTTGTCAAAAGAAGCCCAAAGTTTTGTTCGATATTTAGTTTCTATACAGGGAGAGTTTAAAAAACTAAAGGCAGCTGCTGGACAAGAACTTTTCCCTCAACTAGAAAAAGCAATAGATAACCTAGTAAAAAATTTATTTCCTGCTTTAAGACCTCTTCTTACCGAAACTGGAGATGTTTTAGGTAAAGTAGCAATAAGAATATCTGAAGTAATAACAAAATCAGAAAACATAAAAAGACTAGAGTCCATATGGAAGACAAATAATAAATTTATAGACAATTTTGGTAGTGCAATAGCCAATCTTTATGAAGGATTTTTAATTCTTTTAAACGCTGCTAAACCTTTAATTGATGCTTTTGGTGAATGGCTAAAGAATGTTACTGGCTCATGGAAAGAAACTTTAAAACTTGATGAAGCAACTGGAAAACTTGGAGAGCGTTTTAAAATTGCTAAAGGAATATTAAAAGATTTAGGCACTATTCTTGGAAACGTTTTTGGTGGATTTAAGAATCTTGTAAAAGCAAATGTAGGCCCTGGCAGCGGTGGTCAAATATTTCTTGATTATTTTAAGAAAATATCTTTAGCATTTAAAAATTTACAAACAATAGATGGACGCCCTCTAAAAGACTTTTTTGCAGATGCAGCAGTAAACGGCACAAAACTTCTAGGACTTCTAGGAGATATTATTGGTGGCTTTATCAAATTAGCCGACAATAAAGGTCTAGGAATTTTCTTAGATCAACTTAAAGTAGTAAATGGTATCTTCGGCGATATAGGTGAAAGTTTAGACTCTTCTTTACCTTCTTTTGGTAATTTTTTAATAGAGTTTTCAACCCTTGTAAAAACAGTTACAGATTCTGGGTCTATAACAATATTTTTTGACACTTTATCTGGAGCTCTTAAAAAATTAAATGATTTTTTAAATAGTGAATTTGGTCAATCATTGCTTAGAATATCTGCTCAAATACTTCCTTTATTAGCAGCCTTTGGATTAATATCTAAAGTGGTAGTATTTTTTGGAAAAGTACTTTTAGGACCTTTATTTTCGATTATTAAGTTTGTTAAGGAAGTTCAATTTTTAGCCCCGGCGCTACGAGCACTTGCAGCGCAGTTTGCTGCACCAATTGCAATTGCCGCAGCTGTTGTAGCTGTGTTTGTTCTTCTTTATCAAAATAGCGAGATATTTAGAGAATCTATTGGAAAGCTAGTTTCTGCTGTTGGTGGTGCGTTAACAGGTGCATTTACAACAATAAAAACTGCTATAGATGGTTTTGATCTTTCTGGAATTATGAATGTATTTAAAATGCTTGGTGATTTTTTAGGAAAATTTATAGTTCCAATAATTAGTGTAGTTTTAGTTACTGCTATAAAAACTGTTGCTGGTGTAATTTCCTCACTGATAAATGTAGTAGGTCTTTTAACAAATGCATTTAGCGGAATTGCAGGTGCTGTAAGCAAGGCTTTTAGTATCGTAATTTCAGTAGTTAAAGGTGCAATAAATGCATTAATATCAGTTTGGAATAATAGTCTTGGTAATTTAAAGATTACGCTACCTAAAATTGGGCCATTCGGCGGCGGAACCATTGGATTCCCAAAAATTACTCCTCTTGCAAAAGGTGGAGTTGTAATGCCAAGCGCTGAAGGAACTCTTGCCACAATCGGTGAAGCAGGTCGACCAGAGCGTATTGAACCACTTGACCCCGATGGTCTGTCAAAGCGTGATAAAGCAATGATTCAAATGCTGTCTGGCGGAGCAGGTTCTGGGATAAACATAACAATTAATCCTTCTGCTGGCATGGATGAAAGAGAACTTGCTTCTATTGTCTCTCGTCAGATTGCCTTCCAACTTCGTAAGGGAGCCGCCTAATGAGTCGCTCAAATTTATTTACAAACCCTACCTATCAAACTAACACTACTGGCTGGTCTGCTGCTCAAAATATAAATAAAAGAATTACTAACTCTCAAAGAAGTTCTACTACTGCAACCATAACTACAAGCACTGCTCACGGCTTTTTAGTTGGCGATACTGTAACTATTTCTGGAACTAATGGGAACTCTGCTTTACACGGTACTTATACAATAACAGCAGTACCAACTTCAACAACATTTAGATACACAACTTCAACCTCTGGAACCATAACTTCAGCAGCCGATACAGGAACTGCCACTGTTTTTGGGCTAGCACCTTCTGCAAATACAAAAACTATTAGCAACTCTCAAAGGAGTACTACAACAGCATTAATTACTACTTCAGCCTCTCACGGCTTTGTAGTAGGAGATGTTGTAACCATTGCTGGAACTAATGGCAACACCCCATTACACGGTACTTACACAATTACAGGAGTTCCTAGCGATACTACCTTTACCTACACAACCTCTACCTCTGGAACTATTACATCCGCTGCCGACACTGGAACCGCAGTAATTGCCACTACATCTTTAGCAAGAGTCACCTCTGATTATTTTGTAGGCTCTTCTTCTTTAGAAATAACCAAGTCTGCTCAGGCTAACTCTGGAGTAATTACTACCGACAGAATTGCTACTACAGCGTTATCTAGTTATGCAGTTTCTGGGTATGTAAAAGTTCCTACCAGCGCAGAAGAAGGCTCTTTTAGTATTAAAGCTATTTGGTATAACGCATCTACTGCTGGAAGCATAGTTTCAATAAGTAGTAATACTGCAAGAGATTTAACTAGTTCCTCAGGTTGGCAAAGAATCACGGCAGTATTCACCGCACCAGCCACTTCAACTCATGCAAACTTTGCTTTTATTCAAAGCACCGCTGGTACTAAAGCCGAAACATTTTTACTTGATGCTGTTTTATTAGAGCAGTCTGACTCAGTAGAGGGCTTTTTTGTTAACTCTAATCAAGCCAATGAAACTTCAAAGGTAAACCTTGCTTTAGCCCCACTTCCACAGCCTCATTTGACGGGAATGAAGTTACAGGCAGATATATCGCTGAATGACTTTACTTTTAATACAATTGATGAATACGGAGTTATTTGGGTAGTCACTGATATTGGTGGCTGGTGGCAACATCCCTCTCCTGAAATCCCTGAGGTCTCTAGAGGATGGGGCGATGGTTCATACGATGTTAAAGGTAAATACAACGCAAGAGATATAACTTTTGAAGGTGTCATTTTGACCCCAGATCCTTCTCTACTTGCTGCTGCTAGAGATAGATTTGTTGCGGCTACAAATTTAGTTTATACAGGTGGATGGCTTAAGACAAATGAAGGCTCTTACATTAAAGCATCTTATGTAAGATTAAGCGGAGACCCAGAAATACAAACAGTAAATGCTCGCGGGCGTACTGAGTTTTCTATCGGACTTAGAGCAGCAGATCCTATAAAGTACAAGTGGAATACAGAAGACCCAATCTACGGCTATGAAAACGTATTAATACCGTGTGAAGCAACATCTACAGCCGCGGATGGAACCGAGATTATAGAAAATGAAGGTAACTACCCTGTTAGCGTATATTTAACTATTACTGGTCCGCTAGTTGGTCCAGCGGTAATATCTAATGACACTTCCGAGGAACAAATTAATATAACAGGTGCTCTAAGAGCTGCTACTACTAAAACAATTAATAACAGAGGCTTAACTGATAATTTAGTAACCCTCTCAACTACTACCACTCACGGATTAGTTGTTGGTGATGTTGTTACTGTTTCTGGTCTTGGTTCACCGTATGACGGGGATTTTGTAGTACTTAGTGTTCCTACAACTAGCACATTTACATATGCAGCAACTGGTTCTAACGTCGCTTATGGAGCTGGTAGTGGGAGCCTTGCCTATGGTCCAGATACTTTAGAAATCAACACATATGATAGATCTGTATTTTTAAATGGAGAGTATTTAGGAGCAAGAGCAAAATTAGAAGTGTATAACGAATGGATTAATTTATACCCAGGCAATAACACAATTAGTTTTTATGACATAGGCGATGCTGCCAATTCAACGGCTACTTTATCTGTAGACTATCGTTCTGGATGGCTTGCTTAAACTTAAAAAACTTAAGGAACTAAAATGACAACTAATGAAATTAACCCAGCTGATTACAGATACTACGCTGTAGATTTACTTACAAACACCTTGTTGGTAGAAATTCCGTTTGTAGATGTTACTTATGGAAGGGCTCTAAGTAAAGCAGGCTCTTTTTCTGGGTCAATTCCTATAGTTGAAGCAAATGCTCATTTAAATTTATATGAAAACACTATGCCAGGAAAAACAGCAATATATATTCTTAGAAACGGTGTCTGCGTCTGGGGCGGAATTATATGGAGCAGAAGTTACTCTCCCATTAATAAAGAGTTAACTGTAGATGGTGCAGAGTTTATAAGTTATTTGTATCATAGAATGGTATGGCAAACTCTTTATTATGGAAGTGAGCCTTACTACTGTAGCAAATACCAAGCAGCATCTGGTACAGCAACTATTTATACTAGTACAGAGCATGAATTTGAAGTAGGAGATGTTGTAAAGGTTTATGCATTAAATAATGCTTTAAATGGTACTCATGTAATAACAGCAATCCCATCTGCTTCAAGTTTTTCTTTTGCCTCCGCTGCGACGCTCTCTTTAAGCCCTTCTGATATAGGTCAGGCTCGTTCTGTTGTTGATTCATATGATGTTGCTAGAGATATTTTAGGCTGGTTAAATGAGGATTTTGTTACAAATGATTTTTTAAATGATGAGGCTTATGGCGATAGACGTATAAATTTCCCAGCCACGGACGAAGAGTACACAGTTACCAATAAACTTTGTGTTTCAAACAGTGTTACTCTAACTTTAAATAGGCCGCATGATTTAATAGTAGGTCAACTAGTTGAAATTGCAGCTGTAGATGATCTACTAGACGGCTACCAAACTATTACAGCCGTCCCAACCAGCACAACTATTAAATACAACGTTACTGGTTCTGTAAATATTTCAACTGCTGCTGTAACCCCGTATACAAGTTATGATGTAACTTCAAAAAGCATATCTACTACTACTCTACCTATAACATTTAAGGCAGTTTCATCTAATATTGCAACAATAACTACAGGTTCTGCTCATGGGCTTGCAGTAGGAGATTATGTGAGCATAGCAAAATTAGATAACAGCGTTTCTTACAGTAAGACAGCCTCTGCATCTAGTGCCTCTACTACCCTTACGGTTACAAGTGCTACTAACTTAGTAGCAGGAATGTTAGTTTCTATAGCTGGGAAACTTAGCGCTAATACTATTGTTGAAAAAATAGTTGGAACTACTGTTACTTTAAACAAACCTACTTTATCTGCTATAACTTCTGAAACTGTAAGTTTTACAAATCAATCTGTACTAAATGGAACTACTAACGTTATTTCAATACCAACTAGCACAACTTTTACAATACCAGTAGACAGTGCTGATATTGGTACTACCGCTGTCGCTGCAAATACAGGTGAGGCTTCTTATAAAACTGTTACCTTAACTACATCCACTAATCACGGAATAGTTGCGGGCACTAGTATTATTGTTGAGAATATAGGAAGTGATTATGATGGTAATTATGTAGTAGCATCGGTGCCAGATGTTAAAACTATAAAATACACAGTTTTTTCTACTTTAAATTATGTTACCACAGGAGTTTCTGGCGGCACTGTTTCTTGGGGAGGCAGATTAGTTGCTGGTACTTATGGTTCATACTCTTCTAACTCTGATATAGGAATAGACTCTACCCAAGAATTAAGTGCAAAATATTTAGGGTCAAGTAGTAAAGTATTTAGAGGCTCTGATTTAAGATCTTTTGGAGATATATTAGAAGATTTTTCTAAAGAACTTGAAGGTTTTGAGTACAGAATAGATTGTGATTTTGAAAATGATGCTTTTACTAGAACATTTACTTTTGTTCCCTTTATTGATCCACCTGTAAGAATACCTGTAACATTTAAACAACTAACATCTAATATTGCAACAATAACTACAAGCACTGCCCATGGGTTAGTTGCAGGGGATGAAATTGTTATTACAGAGGTTGGCTCATCATTTGATGGAACAGTCACTGTTGTTAGCGCTCCTACCGCAACTACCTTTACTTTTTACTCTTACAACAACAATGTCCCCTCTACTGCATCTACAGGATATATAGGAGTGGTTCATCCGTTAAGTGTTTTAGGCGCTGATCAATATGTTTTTGAGTATCCAGGCAATATTTTTCAATTTACTTTAAATGAAAATGCAGAAGACTCTGCCACTAGAATGTGGGTAGGCGGATCTGCTGATGGATTAGACGGCACTGCTAGCCAGCCTTACGCAGCAGCTGCTTCAAAAGATTTATTAAATCAAGGCTGGCCACTATTAGATGAAATTGAAGAAAAAAATGATGTAGACACTGTTGCTGCTGGTAAAGAGGCTTTGTATAACTATGCTTTAGACTTTTTAGGAGAATCTAGACCCCCAGAGGCAACTTTTAACATAGAGGTTAATGGATCTTTAGATCCTGTTGTTGGGTCTTACTACCCAGGGGACTGGTGCTCAATAATTCTTGATGATGAGTTTGTTAGAATGCGTTTAGCAACTGATTTAGAGCCTAGAGGTGATGTAATTGTTCGTAAAATTATTGCGTACACAGTTAGTGTTCCAGAAACTCCATCTTTTCCAGAAAAAGTAACATTAACTCTTCAAACTGAATGGAAGGAGGATAGAAAAAATGTCTAGTAGAAGACGTAACAGTAAGAAAAATTTAGGAACTAATCTATCTGACATACAAAGACGTCTGCGACGTATGGAAAGAAAGCCTATAAGAACTAGGCTTCAAAATAGAGTTATTAAGGGTGCTGCTATAGCCCCTAGCAGTATTACGGCGGATGAGGTTGGGTTTGGTACTGCAGTAGTTAGCAGTGATCCTGAAAATGACGTACTCAATCCAAAAGATGGATTATTAGTTATAAATCCAGATGATAATGCTGCTTCTATTTACTCGGAAGAAGAAGGAGATTATTTAGAGATAAAAGATGTCAATGCGCAAGCATCTGCAGATGGAAAAAATACTATTTATCGTCAGACAACACAGCCTACAGGTGGTACATATGTTACTGGCGATGTTTGGTTTGACACTGATGACGATAATAAAATATATCGTTACAGTTCGGCAACTTCAACTTGGGTAGGATTTACTTTAGGAAATAATGCCCTTGCAAGTATCTCTGCAAATAAAATTACCGCTGGAACAATTGATGCTTCTGTTATTACAGTTTCAAATCTTGATGCAGGAAACATAACAACTGGAACTTTGACTGGAAGAACCATCAGCGGAGGAACCATAACAGGAGCCACTATTCAACTTGCTGCTGGAGCTTTAGGCGGTCAGTTTACACTTACAAATACCTTGCTGTATAACAGTCCAAGTTTAACCTGGGGTCCAACAGCCTCTCCATATTTTGAGATTTATCAGTTTGCTGGAGGTAGTGGAACTATTATTAACGCCGACGGCCCGTCAAACGATGGATATTTATTTATTAATGCAGCGGTGAAAATTGAATTTCAGGCTCCTGAAATGGTATCTTTTTACAACATAACCATGCCTTCTGCAGCTTCAGGTACAGTTGCTGGAGGGGCTGGCATAAGAAACATATACGCTTATGCAAGTCTTCCAAGCGCAGCGAGTTTTGATGACGGCGACATAGTTATAGTGTATTAATATGGATTTTAGAGTAAAGATTGCAAGTAGTTGGAGTAATTCAATAAGCGCAATTGCTATGAAAATAGGCTCTTCTTGGCAAAGCATGCAAAGTGCGTATATAAATATATCTGGGGCTTGGAACTTGTTTTTTTCAGCTGTATCAGTGCCACCACAAACCTCTGCTCCTTCCATTCCTGGTGGAACTGGAAAAGCTTTTACATCAATTACTAGAGGCACGGCTGGGTCCTATACAAGTTTTTCCTCAAAAACACACTCGCTAGTTAAAGCCTTAGCAACAGATACAGTGTCAGATGCTTCAACAACAGATACCGTTAGTACAGTTTTAACTTCAACATATACAGTTACCCAACTAGATGCTAGTACACCAAGTTATGTTTTTTATACAAGGGATGCGGTAGTCGGGTTAAACGGAACAACATACTATTTTTACAGTACTCCATTGTCAGCGTACATTGGCGACATAACAGATAATTTTAATAGAACAACTTCAGGTGGTTTAGGAACTTCAAGTAGTGGATATATTTATAGTTCTTACAGCAACTCAACGGGCTCTTGGTCAACAAACGGGGCTCGTGCAGTGAACTCAACTGCAGTCTCTTCTGGTGCTGTGGCAAGTAGCCATCCACTTCAAACAATTGAAACAGGTGGTCCGAACAAAAACTATTCAATCGACTTACCAGATGGAAAGGGAGGGCAAGGAGTTGCTTTTTGGACTACATCTGCAAACTCTTGGTATGCCGTTACATCCTATTATGATTATGACTCAACTACCACAACCCAAGTATCATGTACTGGTACAGAGACTTGCACTGGTTTAAATTGTTGTAGTGGCGTTACTTTTGGAAGTCTAACAGGACAAAGATGCAGTTCTTGTCCAGCAGCAACAATAACTTATCCATGCGGACAAAATGGAGTTACATATACCTGCAGTGGCTTTAATTGTTGTACAAATAATTTAGGATCACTGGCTGGAGATTATTGCAATTGCACTAATTCCAATACTTCTTCAACAACACAACTTTTAACATGTTCAGGATCGTCTTCTGGCTCATCCTGTCCAAGTACAGGATCAACCGTAGGCGCCAGATGCGGAAGTTGTACCTCTACTACAACATGTACTGGTTCAGGTTCTAACTCAGGTAGAACTTGCCCAGATACTGGACCAAATGTCGGAGATAGATGCGGAGCTTGTACGGAAACTTCCTCGACAGTTAACACTTTAACTGGATATACATATTCTATTAGGCAAAGTTCTTCTAGCACAGTGGATACTTTTGGATTATGCAGAAACTTTGATCCAGTGGCACCATCCTGTCCAGGAGGAACTCTTTCAATTGTATCTACTGGTTGCTCAGGTAGTGCTACAAGATGGAGGTGTCGAACAACAACTGTATCTAATACTTGTACTGGATCGGCAACAACAGTGGGTTGCCCAGATACTGGACCTAATAGTGGAGATCGATGCGGTGCATGTAATCCAAATTATAGTAGCGTAACAACTTATACACAGAGCTATTCTATTAGGCAACAAGCATATACTTACCCTGTTTACGCATATGAAGATGTAACAACATATACTTCAAATTACCAAGTTAGAGGCACACAATACAGTTACACTTACAATATCAATGAACTTGCGACAGTTAGTGCATATTCTTACAACAGCAAAATAAAATTGTTTTCAGCAATTTCTGGAACAGTAGCAGTTCAGTCTTGGGACGCACCTTATTCATCAGGACAGGTGGCCTCTAATTTAGTAGCAGGCTCATTTGATAATACTCGATGGACAGGTATTTACAACATAACAGCTTCTACAAGTGGAAACACTGTAACGGCTACAGCATATGATTCTGGAGGAGGTGTTATTGGACAAACAGTAGGAAAAACAGTATCTAGCCCTACTAAACAAAATGCTAATGGAGAGACATCTGCTGGAATAATAAAAACATATAGTCCAAATAACGTAGGAACCTCATACGATAATTTGAGCATATACTAGACAAAATGATAACAATTATGTATAATACAAGAAGGAGGAATAATGTCAGAAGAAATACAACAACCAGCTCTACCACCAATTAAATTAGCTTTTATTTTAGATGGTGAAGTAGTAGATATATTACATACTGATGAAAGATTGTCATCAATTTTTCTTAGTAACCCATTAATAGTAAATGTTACCAATAATTTATTAGGCGAGGGTGGAATAGTAAGTGTAGGAAGTAAATACGATTATGATAAACAAGAATTTATTTCTGAAACTACAGAAAATACACAAGAGGCATAACCTATATGTCTAAAACACCTTGGCAACTTTGGAAAGAAAAACAAGCAGGTGATTCAGTAAGACCTTGGGATTTATTAAATCCTAAAATAGGTCGTGTTAGCGATGACATATTTAAATATAGATATGAAGAAAATTGTTTAAAATGTCCATCATTAATACAATTAAGCAAAACATGTAAAAAGTGTGGTTGTTTTATGACTGAAAAAGCTAAGCTTCCTCATGCAAGCTGTCCATTAGGAAAATGGGGAGCGGTCCAACAAGTTGAGGATATTATAGACGATAAAGGAAAACCTATACCTGGAAGATAATATGGAACTAACAAATACCGAAAAAAAAGTAATTCTATCTCAACACATTAAAGGAATTAATACATCTATTTATAATATTAATGTATCTTTAATATCTGCAAATGCAGTAGATGAGCCAGATCAACAGTTAATTGATAATTTAAATATTCAATTATTAAAAGAAGAAGAAAAAAAGAATGCCTTAATGAATGAATATTCATTATTAAATAGTCAGGAGTAACATGGCAGACAAAGCTGAATTAGTTATAACAGCCCTACAACAACGTATAGGAGAGATTGTATCAAATTATGAAACTCAAATTGCAATTTTACGGGCAGAAATTACTCAACTTATGGATGAAAAAAAAGAGCATGAAAAAGCTATTCAAGAATACTCAGACAACCTTAATAAATAAACCAACAATAATTCCATCGGGTCTTGCGGCAAAGACAGAAAATGGTACATATTGGATTAAAGATAATAAAAGGTTTAAGTTAATATCTGATCGTGCTGCAAAATCTTGGTCTTTTACAACAGTACTGGCCACAGAACAAGCAATAGCCTCTATGAAAATAGCAGGTAAATTAGGATTTAGAGATGGAACCTTGATAAAGAACATATCAGATGGTAAAATGTATTTAGTATCACAAAATAAGCGTAGGCATATTGTAGATCCAGATTCATTTTTAAAGTACGGCCTTGATAGATCAAAGGTAATAGAGGTAAGTGAGTCTGAAGTTAATATGCATGATTTAGGAGATAATTTATAATGGCATACTCATCAGTAGTATTTAATGAAGGCGAACCATTAGATCCAAATAAACTTAATCAATTACAATTAAATTTATCAGATGTATATAAGACATCTAGTTCTTTATATAATGCCACTTTAAATGATCAAGGTACTCCTACAATACCAGTAATAACATCTGGACAATTTAACATGACTACAAGTTTGGGAGTATCCGAAGCAGTATTATTACCAATAAGTCCATCATTTAAAAATATTCCAAGATTTTTCTGTACTATAGGCGGTGGAAGCCTTGGTGGAGCACAAATAACTTTAGCAATAAAAAATGCAACATCTGCTCCAGCACTTTATGCAATCTCAACAAAAGCTGGCCTAACCATAACAATAAATTGGTTAGCCATTGAAAATAAAGAACTATAAGATAGTTGACAGAATAATGCAATATGCTACAATTTCGTTGTAGCCCCAAAAGTCACGACCTCGTGACTTTTTTAGTATAAGGGATTAATGAATGTCAAATGATTTAAAGTGGATGTTGTCGTCAGATCAACAGTTTCCATATCAAGATGATAAGGCAATCAAACTCTGGTTTGATGTAATGAAGTGGTTTAAGCCAGATGTTGTAGATATTTTAGGCGACACAGATGACCAAGCTTGTTATAGTAAATATACGGAAGGTCGTTCCGCTGAATTTTTAAAAATGCATAAGGATAAACAAGGCAATGCTATCGTGCCATTAATGGAACATGAAGCTAAAGGGGCTAGAGAATTTTATGCTCAAAATAGAAAAGTTGCTGGTAAAGATGCAGAGTTATTTACTGCCTTAGGAAATCATGACGTAAGAATTTTTAATTATGTAGATTCTAAACTTCCAGACTTTATTAAAATTGTTACACCAGAAATGTTGTGGAGCCTAGATTCATTAGGCTATGATTATATTTATTATAATGAATTACCCAAAAAACGTTATGGAGATATACATGTTCATCATGGTTTATCTGTAGCAGATACTGGTGCAGTTAGAAAAGATATAAATGATTTACAGGTATCTTTGATTAGAGGTCATTCCCATAGAATAGCCTCTCATTTTCAAACATATGAATTAAGAAATAAAGGCAAGGGAGAAACAATTCGTGGATATGAGATTGGTCATATGTGCGATGAAAAAAGTGATGGTATGAAATATACGCAGCATCATGATTGGCAAAAAGGTTTTGCGGTTGCCCATATTGAAAATGGCAAGTGGCCTCATGTTCAAATTGTTGAAATATCTCCAGACTATACATGTGTTGTTGATGGAAAGTTGTTTAAGGCATAATATGTGGTGTCAAAAATGTTCTGGTAGAGTATTCATAGATAGAGTATTTTCTCAAAAATTACATATGGAGCTATTCTGTATAATGTGTGGAAAAAGATGGATGATTGATAAAGAAACGAGCAAGCTAGGTAAATGGTTAAAAGTAAAAGAACGGGAACACGAAAAAAACTTCTCTATTTCTTCTTAAACAATAAAATACATAAAGTTATTAAGTTGTCTAGGGCTAAAGATGAACTAGTTGCTTGGTGCTACCCAGATAAAAAAAGAGTTCTTTATTCATATTCTCAAGTCCAGAAATATAAAGAAAATGCTTATTCTATTAAAGAGGCTGGATTATTATTAAACAAACACAAAGTAACTATTGAGGAATATATCCTTAATGGAAAAATAAAAATACCTCAAAGGGTTTATCCCATTAGCAATCCAGAGAGCTCTTGGTTTAAATTTATGCTTAGCGAATCGGACATATTGGACATACATCAATATATTGTAGACGTTGGGTACAGCAAGGATGTTCCATCTAAGGCGGAATTAACAGCCCTTTTCAAACACAACATTATATTGTATACTAAGACCGATTCAGGATTTGTACCAGTATGGAAGGCGGAATGATGTCAAATCGAATTGTTAAATGTTCGATATGCAATAAAGAAATAGAAGTTCGCTGGGGCATATTTGCTAACGAGACTTTAAGTAGACATATGAAGGAGCATAAGTAATGGCGGAAACAAGGGTTAAGGTTGACCTATCTTTTACAAGAAATTTAGGCAACTATGAAAGCATTAGAATTGGCGTAGGAGTTGAAGACGATGTTCGTCAAGGAGAGACTGCAGCTTCCGCTACTGAAAGAGTATATAAGTTTGTAGAAGACAAGCTTATTGAAAAAACTCGTGAGGTTGAAAAAGAATTAAGTGACCGTGGCAAATAATAAAGAACCATATATATTAATTACACATTACCAAAGTCTGTATAAGACTAAGTATGGTAAGGTTCCTGCTATTAATAAGTTTAGAGAAAAGTGGGGAATGCAAGATGTAATTGATAGTGTTGGATTTGTAAGGGCAAAGGAGTTACTTGAATATTATTTCTCAACAGGTAAGACTGGGCACCCCCTACAATTCTTTTTCTATAATTTTGATAAGATAGATCAATTAAATAAAGAAATACAAAAAGATAAAACAAATAGAAGGCTATTAAGAGAAGCAACAAAAAAACTAGTTGAAGAAGGAGAAGAATGAATACAGAAGCAACACTAATATCTGCTGTATGTAAAAATAAAGATATCAGCACCCTTCTTGCAGACAACGTAGATGATTTATTTACCTCACATAGAGATATATGGGAAGGCCTAAAATCTTATTACTATAAATTTAAGGCAGTTCCAGAAGTAGGAATTTTACAAGAAAAGTTTAAAGACTTTGAGCCAGATACAAATGTAAAAGCTGAAACTGGATATTATTTAGATACATTAAAAAATGAGTTTTTATCTAGTAAGCTAAAATCAATTATTATTAGAAGTGGCTCTAGTTTAAAAGAAGATGCCGCATCAAGAGTATTAGCTCAAATGCAGAGCGAACTTGCCACATTAAGTAGATATACAAATAATGTAAGAGACTTAGATATTACAGATGCAGAATCTGCAGCAAGACATTTTGAGGCAGTTAAAAATAGATCTGCAGCAATGGGCGGAGCACCAGGAATTATTACAGGCTTTGATGCTATTGATAAAGCATATCCTACTGGAATGGCGCCAGGACATTTAATTGTTGCTATTGGCTGGCCAGGAAAAGGTAAGACTTGGTTCACGTCATACTTAGCATGTAAGGCTTGGGAGCAAGGCTTTAGGCCGATGATAGTATCTCTTGAAATGTCTCCAGAAAATATGCGTGATCGTATATATACAATGCTTGGCTCTGGAATATTTCGTGCTAGCGATTTATCTAAAGGAGATATTAATATTGATGACTTTAGATCATGGAGTAAGAAAAAGTTTGATCAAAAAAATAGCTTTATATTAGTTTCTAATGAAGGAAATACTGAAGTTACTCCAGCAACTATTCAGGGTAAAATTGATCAACATAAGCCAGATTTAGTTATCTTAGATTATCATCAATTATTTAATGATAATAAAAGAAGTAATTCAGAAGTAGAAAGAAATAGAAACATATCTCGTGAATTTAAACTACTTGCTGTTTCAAACAATATTCCAATTATTGATATTACTGCTGCAACAGCAGATGATATATCAGATCAAGATAATCCACCAATGATGAGTCAGGTAGCTTGGTCTAAAGCAATTGAATATGATGCTGATATGGCTATGGCTATTCATAGATATCCAGGAACAAATATGATTGAAGTGGTTTCAAGAAAGAATCGTCACGGACATGAATTTGATTTCTATTTAGACTGGGATATTAATAGAGGTATTGTAAAAGAAATATACGAGAATCTACCAGAGTTAAACAGTGACGCACAAAAGAATAAGTAGGTTTCAAATATCGGTAGAGTTTAAAGACGATTCAGATATGATTAGAATAAAAAATCAATATGAAAATCTTTTAACTCACGATATGCGATCAAAAGGATATGCCAGAGTCCTTGACATAGATACCGCATTTTCGGTAGAATTTACTGGTGAGACATGGAAGTTTTTAATGACTTTACATGGAGTATATGTGGGAAGGAGGAAGGCGTGGCTATCAGAGGGCATAACTCAAGGAAAATTGATACAACGAAATATACCCCAGAACACATTAAGTCAATAATAAAAAGCTTGGGCTTAGAAATAACTGGAGAAACCTCAAATGACTTTTTATGCTATTGCCCATTTCATTCTAATAGACATACCGCAAGCTTTAGCGTAAGTAGAGAAATTGGTGCTTTTATATGTTTTAATCCAGCCTGTGGAGAATCTGGCACCCTTAATGAACTTGTAAAAAAGATATTAAATAAAAATGAATATGAAGCTATTAGATTTATTGCTGCTAAAGAAACTGAGTCTTTAAATAATTTTGATGAGGTTATGGCAAGTATGTTTGAAGACAAGCCAGAGTTTGTTGAGTTTCCTCAAAATGTATTAGACAATATGTACAATGAACTGGGTTCAAATGAGAAGGCAAAGGATTATTTTAAATCAAGAAATATAAATGAAGAATCTATGCACCACTTTAAATTAGGATATTCTTCAAAACAAAATATGGTTATTGTTCCAGTACATAGTCCAGATGGAATTCCAGTTGGTTTAGTTGGTAGATCTATATCTGAAAAAGTATTTAAGAATAGCACTAACCTTCCAAGAAGTAAAACTATGTTTAATATTCATAGGGCAAAAAGAATTGGCGATCATGTAATAATTGTAGAATCGAGCTTTGATGCAATCCGTGTACATCAGGCTGGGTTTCCAAATGTAGTTGCTACTTTGGGTGGGCATATCTCCCCAGACAATATTAATCTTCTTAATAGACATTTTAATAAAATTACTATTATGACAGACGCTGATGAGGCTGGAAGAGTATTAGGTAGAAACATATCTAATAAATTAAAAAATAAAGACATCTTGTGGGCATCTTATGAATATGGTAAGATATATCCACATAATGCAAAAGATGCAGGTGACATGACTGAGGATGAAATCCGATCTTGTATAAAGAATGCGGTTTCTGATATAGAATACAGATCCTGGAATTAATGATATAATGACCAATACAGATGGATATATACCATCACCTAAGGAGAACAAATGAG